CTCTTCGTCCCAATCAAGGTACGAAGTCGGAGACACGGCAGTCACAAAAAACGTACCATTTCGGTAGTCGTTTTCCTTGACGATAGTGCCAAGCGCTTCTTTGGTGAAGTCAGCGTGGATATGGGGAACTTTCTTTTTCTCTAACTTTTCAAAGGCTTCTGGACTTTGTTTTTTCGCTGCCGCTCTCAGATTTTCCATCGTCCCAAAATGGTCTCTGATTCGGTCCCTGGACACTTTAGCTTCATTCATTTCTGATCGAGAAGGATATTTTTCTCTCTTCTCTGCAACTTTGATGTAAACGTCTACTATTTCAGCCTGCTTATCAGTTAGTTTCTTCATAGTGTCCCTTAAAGGTTAAGGGTGTGGCGTACGAGTTCAAATCTCGTCCGCCCACCCTGAATACCTTGAGATTAGACCGCAGGACTCTGTTCTGGAGCAGGAGCTTCAGCTGCAGGAGTCTCTGCCGTAGGAGCAGCTTGTACTTCTGCAGGAGCTTCCGCAGTAGTAGTTTCTGTTGCAGGAGCCTCAGTAGCAGGCTCTTCCTCAGGCTTATCTGGCTGAATCTGATAGATTTCTTGGACTTTGTACTTCGGACGACCTTCCGCAATCGTGATCAGATCGCCGACTTTAGCACCAAGGAATTTTTCCTGGATGTCTTGCGGCTTGATCGCGAACAGTGCGAACTGCAATCTCGGATTCAAGACCTTACCTTCGTCATCCAGTTCGGAACCAACCAAGAAGGAGTCGATCGCCACCTGTTCGGTGACAGTCAAATTGCCCTTTGCAACCAAGAGCTTGACCTTCTCTGCGAGTTCTTCGCAGTTATTTTCAATCATGATCCTGCTGAGTACTTCGTCGGTCAACGCCTCGCCTCGGGTTGTCGCTTTGACAACGCTGTCGAGCTTGTTGCCCAGGAGCTTGATGGCATCCTTGGCGATACCAAGGTCTTTGCTCATGGCATCGAACGCTTGGTAGAGTGACATGAGAGCATTCTCCATATCACTGATCTTCTGACTTGCACTGCGATTATCTTTTTCTGCTGACATTTCTATCTCCTATTGCTTGATAGTAATTGGCATTTTCTTGACTGCTTCTAGGATCGCCGACATGCCAGGACCAGCGCTTACCTGTGTAGCTCTTTGAATTGCGAGCATTTCTCTTTGCTCCGGGGTAGCCATCGGCAGAGCAGCCGCTGACTTCACCGTTGTTCTAGCCGCAAGTCTTGCAGCCGTTTCTCTTTTTCTTTTTTCTTGTTCAGCAGGTGACAATTGATCCAGCGGCTTTTCGAGAGGCTTGTAGTTTTCTTCTACCAATTCTCTGGGAACGCCTTCTTCTGCGCAGATCTGATCTATAGTCGCGTCGAGCCTTCTACGAGCCACAGGAACAGCAGGCTTCGTAGGAAGCGGCTGTTTAGCCCTAGCAGGAGCGGTTGATCGTTTCAGTGCCGTAGATCCGCCAATGGGATTGAGCGTCTGCCTCTTGGGCGTTTCCTTAAGTGTCTGCGCAACTTGATTGGCCGATGGAGATTCTGTAGCCCCGTTGGTTGCCTTGGAAGCGATCTTCTTCAATATATCCACTTCGAGATCATTGAATGGCGAAGCGATAGTCGCATGAGCTGGAACTGTTCCTCGCATACCGAGCATGACTTCCATCGACTCTCTGGCGAATTTTCGAATCTCTCTTTGCACGTTGGCGACAGCCCTGGAGTCCGCTTCCATTCCATCAAAAAGTTCATGATTCATGATCATCTGATACAGACGACCCTGTTCGATGCGCAGGTTAGCGTCAGCCAATACGGAAGTGAAATCTTCTTCGTCATCTCCATCCGGGAAAAGATCCAAGTCTGGATCTCCATCGAAGTGAGCTACTTCTGGCTCAGAAGGAGCAGTGCGCGGCGTGAAGCCACCAGCCTGAGGTGCAGGACGATTCTGTACTTGAACGTTCACGGGAGCAGACTGCATCGGATTCTTGTTCTCGTCCAATTTAGCCTCGTCAGGTATATCCCTGAACTCTTCATTGTCATCTTCCCAAAGTCCCATTCTTTATCCTTCGAAGGTGGTAGCAGTATCCGAGTAAAAGCGAATCTGCTGTGTCCTCGTCCTTCTTTCTGAGCGGAGTCTTCAAAAAGTCTCCGAAAACTTCATTAGCACGTCTGATGTTGATGTGCTTTTTGGTTAGCCTACCTACCCGCTTACCGTCGGCCCCGTACGCTATCGAGGTTTTGTTTTCCTCTTTGTACTTGTTTACGGCCTTGTTGTGCTTGGATTCCTCTTTGGTCATTTTGCAGCCGACCTCAGATCTCCAAGTGCCCGTGAGTAGATATATGGCCCTTATACTAGTCTCTTCTATGAACTTTGCAACAAGAAAATGAATCCATTCAAGAATTTTTTGCGTATAAACGGCCTTGCTGCCTGCCACCGTCTCCTCTATCACAAGAGTATCCGGAGCAAATTGGTCGATCAATTTCTCTATCTCTGCGAAAACCAAATAGGCCCAATACACGTAGGATACCGGGTATTGACCGGCAGGCTGGTGAATCTGTGGAACTGTGCCATAAGCTTCCAGTTCGATACCATCCTTAGTAGAGACCATCGACGCCCAACCAGTTTTAGTTGAAAGGTCGAGGGCTAGAATCCTTTCTTCGTTCACTTACCGCCCTTCTCTTTGATCAGGCCGATGACGTACTTGCTCTTGACGCGAAGAGCTTTCTTTTCATCGCGATAAGGGGCTGCGAGTTCTGACGCTAGACCCTTGGCCTTCTCAAGATCTTCATCTTCTTCTTTCTTTGTCTCGTTCCACTCGTTAGCTTTTGCAAGCTCGGCCAGACGGTTGTTCAGATCTTGAACCGACAGACCAGCGACTTCGCTTGCGAAGTCCGGATTGTCTTTTTGAAATTGCTGCTCAAAACTCAGTTTTTCTTTCTTCGGCTTTGCCATTTGAATCTCCTTTGTTACATTTTTGAAGCATGTCCCAGTAATCGTCAATTATACGACCCTGCATTTCTGAGAAGTCTGCGAGTCTGTGAAGCGCCCATCCCTGGTCAGCGACCACGAATAAGAGTACCAGTACGACTAGAGCTAGGAATCTCGTTATTCTATCCACGGTAATCAAACTTTACAAGCTTTTTGAGCAAGTTCATTTTGTTCAGGTACGAAATGGTTGACTCAATGACTGCGACTTGTGGGGACTCGCTCGTATCCACTACTCTGCCCGAGATGTTCAGGGGCATCTTAAACTGAGTAAAAGTGCTCTTGGCGTAAGCGATGATATCGCCCATGTCACGATAGTTGATTGAATGTTCAAGCTTGTTGAATTCCAGATGCTTGTTGAAAATTGTCCGCAGGTACGCGATGCGGTCTCCACGATTCAGATTCGGCTCTTTTTGCAAATACTCTCGAAGCTCTCTATCAAGCTCGTCTGGATTAGACATCGAATCTCCTTGCCGCCTGGATCACTCTACTTGTAGCACCGTCTCTCATAACTGTCAAACGGCTTTCAACCATCTGTTTTACTTCCGGGTTGTGATCAACGATTACCAGGCGCTTGCTTGCCTTGGCATTTTTCAGCACTTGCAAGGCCTCTTCGATACATACCGTATCTAGTCCCTGGAACGGTTCGTCCAGGATGAAAATGTCAATTCCTTTATTGGCTTCTGTTTCGATCAAATCAATGACCGACAGATCTATGGCCAAATCAAGAGCTGTGCGCTCGCCGCCGCAAAGAGATCTGATATCAATGTTCTCGTCTCCATCCATATGGATGACCGCGTTGACTTCCTCTTTAACTTTACCATCTTGTGTCTCTTTTTCGCCTTCAATCTGGATGGTCGCATTTGCCATGTTGGGGATATGGCGAATCAGGTCGGTGGCACTTTTACTAATAGTTTCAAGAGCATCATCAAACGAACAGGACAGATGGCTTTTGACGCCACGCTTCAACTCTTCGGCCTTGAACAGCTCCTCGTCGATAGACTTGGTTTGCGCCTCAAGCTCTGCTACCTTGTCGGCATGGATCTTGCTACGATCCTTCAGGGAAGCCACAGATGCCTCGTAGCGCGTCCGAGACTCTTCGTAGGCCCTCAGTCTACCAACTGCGGCGTCCAGGGCTCTACGGTCGATTTCAGACTGTCCCTTCACCTGAGTCAGCTCGGTAGAATGTCTTGTGGTCAAAGCCAAATGTTTTTGCGTGAAATCGCTCTGCAATTCCATGGCCTTAGAAGTCTGAGCAGCGTTGTGATTTCTCTCTTCCTCTTTCAGGCCATTTACTCGCTCGGTGACACTGGCGATTTCTTTTACAACTTCTTGTAATCCTTCAGGTTCCCTAGGCTTTATTTCCCCGTCTAGACCTTTGATCTGAGCTTCAATTTGTGGAATACGCTGCGCAGCGCATACGCCAGCTTTGACCATATGGTGACATTTTAAAGCCTCTTCCTTGAGCTTGGCCTCTTTGGTAGCATCCTGCCATGTTTGGCCGCAGTTGAAACACTTTCCGTCCCTAATTAGCTTTAATTGTTCAGAAATTTCTTTGATCCTGGCCCCAGCAAGGTTGGCCTGCTCCAAGACACGCTTGTCGTCCGACAACGTGTTTTCCAGCCTTACCCGATTCAGCTTGGCCTGTGATTGGCGCTCTTTTTCTACAGCGACCATCTGCTCTTGAGAGCGTACTAAGTCGGTTAATCTGCTCTCAAGAGCATTTAACCTGTCTCGGTTGAACGTATCGAATATCGACTTTGGTCTGGACAGCTCTAACGTCTCGGACTCAAGTCGATGCCGGGCCTGAACGGCGGACAGCTCGCTCGACGACTTGTCAGATTTCGTTTTCAATTCGAGAATGATTTCTTGGGTGACTTCTTTGACTGGAGCGGTGCCAAGAGAAAGAAAGGCTTCGTTAGTAGCTTTCAGAGACGCTTGCGCTGAATCGAGTGAACTCTTAGTAGAGGTCTTTTTCTCTTCAAGATCCTTGAGTTTCTTGTCTAGGATCTCTAGTTTCAGTCTGTACTTGCTAAGGCCCAGGCAGTCCATCAAAAAGATAAATAGGTCCGATGGTCCCATGTTCAAGAAGAAGCCGCCCTCTTTTTGCCTCTTGTGCATCATGGGTCTGAAGATAGCCCTTGGGATGGCCAGAATCGTGTCTAGCTCCGCCTCTGTCAGCGCACTACTGCCCGTGACCACCTTGCCGTCATGATACTCAATACGAAGTTTCTTGTGTCGCGAAATGATCAGGGGCTTGCCGTCGTGGTCAAATTCGCCCTCAACAAATGGGACATCTTCAGAGTATCGGCATTTCAGGACGGTGCTGGGTTTATTGCTAATCCCAAGCAGATGGTCTAGTGCGTGGAACACCGTGCTCTTGCCAGCTCCAGAAGAGCCCTTGGTGTTGTTGTTTTGACCATCAAGCTGCACAAATGATCCCAACGACTCGAAGTCGATAACCTGCTCTTCTAGAAATCTTCCGATTCCACGTATGCGCAGCTTTTTTAGCTTTAGCACTACTCTTCCCTATAGTCTTTCTGAGATCTTTCTTTGTTGATTTCAACTATATCAGGATTTACCTCGACTGCCCTAGCCTGAAATCCATTGTCCACAATAATTTTGGAGACAGAAGAGGGAGGTTTCAACTGCTTTTTCGCCTCTTCTTGACATTCACATGCAAGAACGGCAGGCGCATCCTTGGCCTGCCGGAAAAACTTGCTTACACCATGCCCTTTCGAGCACAGATAGTAAATGAGTGGCATAGGTTACCAATACATCGGAACAACCTGTCTCTGCTTAGACATGAATTGTTGATAGAAACGCTCCTTGATTTCTTGTTCCTGAGTAACAGAGTAAATCTGCTTTCCATCCGGAGTGGCGATACGAATGTTCATAGGAGCAGTGTTGAGCGGACACTTATCCAAATCGTAGCTGATCTTGAATCCAAAAAGCTCGATAGAAGCGGTGTCTACTCCAGTAAGCGTCTCGTCGCATTGCGCTCTCACGACTTCATCCGAGTAGCCCTTATCGACCGATTGTCTTCCGGTCAGCCACATTTCCTGAGAGTATGCGGTCTGGTAGCTGTCAAGAGTTTGCTTACCCTTGGTGCGAGAAACAGTTTGGGCATCCATCTCAGTTAGACGACTCATCCATAGAGCGTATCTGGATTCGATTTGGCTAGGAGACTTCCCACCAAAGGAACCGGCAAATTCTCCACTAGCACGGTGGCTCATCATGACACCGTTCTTAAGAATGTACCTTTCGCCAAGGGCCTGAACAATCTGCCAGGCCATACTGGCCGAGAAGAGAGTAACCGTATCGACTTTGCATCCGAGACCGTCGAGAGCTTCGTTAAGCTCAAGCCCAGACTGAATACTGCCACCGGGGCTGTTCATGAACAGCTTCAGGCGCTTGGGTTCTCCGCCTAGACCCAACTTACCTTTCAGTCCAGACTTCTTGGATGCTGCGCACAGCTTCCTGGCCTGGGAAATCACCTTAGAAACGGAATCACCGTTCACTTCGGTATTGAGGATGAGCAGGTTATCTGCCGACAGCGTGATCGCGGAGATCTCGGGTGCCGCAGCTTTAGCTTCATCCAGAATCGGAAGGAAGGCGAAAAGCCCCACGACCAACATTGCTAACATACTCTTGTTCATCTTTCATTCCTCTTTCTTTGTCTCTTTGGACTGTTTGTTCATTTCTGCACGTCTATCATCTGCAAGCCTTTGGAGCACATCCCCTAAAGCTTTTTCTTTTGGGGTGATCGTAACCTTGTTGTCTCCCGACCTTTCAATGGTTACGCCATCGCCCAAGTTCAATCCAACCGCAGGTGTTCTGCTTTTGGAATTCTTTCCTTCATTGTTCAGATCCTTGATCATCTCAATGGTCTTGAGGAGCTTTTCGACTTCTTTCAGGTCGATCTCCTCGGTGTGCTCTTCGTCATCGGTCTCTAGGTACCGCTTTAGTTTCTTTAGAATCTTCTTTTGCCAAGCCTGAGTGAGAGTGAGCAGGAAGTCTTGGCTGACCAGCTTAGAATCGATCACACGACCGGTGATGCTCTGCTGAAGCTCGTTCAGGAATTCCTTCTTGGTCGAGTACCAATCGTAGCGATGGGCCACATACATGACCATAACTCTCGGGAGATTCATGATGTTGGAGATCTGCCAGTACGTGCTGCCGCCTAGGTACAGGTCGGTCATTCGATACAAAAGCTGCTCGTCTACCCTGTGAATATTGGGCAGTCCGTCTGCGACGTACTTCTCGATCTTCTTTATGTCTTCTGGAGTTAGATCGGTAGTCGGTTTTTCGATGGGCAAGGTGTCAGTCATTTCTCTTACTCGAATAGACGCTTAGACCATTGAACAGAACTTCTAGGGGTATACCCTTCCAGAAAAGAGTGTGAATAGCCCTCTCAAGGGCCTCGAACCGCTTTTCTAGATGCGGATTCGACGCGGACTCATCAATCTCTATATCATAGGAAATTTTGAAATTTTCGGTCTGAGGTTTTCCGAACTTATACACAATATCCAGAGTCTTTGGATTGGTGTCATACTCGACCTTGCTGTGGTTTGTGAGGTCGTAGTCGATCTTCGCAGACTTGACGCCGTTGAAAAAGACAAAGGGGTAAGCCTTGAGATTCTGCTGCTGTATCTCGTTGATTTGGTTGTTGGAAATCGAGAATTGCGCCATCTTCTTCAGGATTTCTTTGACTTCTTTTCCCTTCTCGTCAGACAACGCCGATCTCCTTTGCGTACTTGATCAAATCAGTCTTATCAACTTTGGTAGTGAACAAATTTGTCAGGAAGTGCTCCAGATTATCACCTTTTGAGCGAGTGGTCCTGTTTTTCTTATCGGTAATTTTGGTTTTTACACTACATTTGCCCTTCAATTTGAGCTTTTCCTGGGCAACCCATACGGAGCTGCCGATGAGTTCTACGGTTACTTTCGAGTTTTTGCCGTCCCGTAGAACTGGCTCGGGTTCCCCTTCTCGCCACTCGACAGATTGGATAGGACAGCACACTTCTTCGGTTCCAATAAACTCCCTTGAGAGCGAAGCGCCAGAGCTATCCTCGTGATTGTAGAGCCATACTCCTTTCCGTAAGTTGGCATCAGAAACGCTGTCCCATCTGGCAGTCCCCGGATAGGTAATATTTCCAAACTCCTGTTCGGAGTGGATGTGTCCTGAGAAAATGTGGATAAAGGCTTTGGCCCAATCACCAACTGGAAATCCGTCTGGGGCAAACATGCCGCTTTCGTATTTTGATCCGTCCAGAGTCTGGTGACAAACAAGTACTTTAGCTCCTTCCAGAGCCAAAGATTCAGCAGAACGAACAAACTTATCGAGATCGTGAGTGTAGGGGACATAGCCAAAAACTCCCAGACGTGTTGGCTTATCGACGATGACAAGCTTAGGCCGATTCATCAGCCCGAAGAGGGTAAGAGCAGAAACATCAGAACTAAGATCGCCAGAAATGTCATGGTTGCCCACCAATACTACGACTTCGCAAATGTTACTCAGGTACTCAAGAGCCCAGTTCCAGAACATTAGAACTTCGAGCCTTATGATTGCATGCGTGTGAAACAGGTCTCCAAGAAGTTCGATTCTATCAACGCCATACTTCACAGCCATCTGGCCAATGAAAATTATGAGATTTTTCATCTCATCCAAGTTGCCAACCTTGGCATGTGGATCGCCAACCCTAAGTATCCTGAGTGACATACTTTATGGCCTCTCCCATGATTTCCGGACTGTCCCTGTAAAATTCAGAAATATCCTTGTTTTCCTTACACTTACTACAGATTTTCATGCAGCTGGATCGGTTGGGGGTTCAATGAACTCAACGTTGGCGAGATCGGTGATCATGAAAGGCTGGCCTAGCAAGTCTGATTCAAGGATCTTCTGTGCCCAGGGTGCGGTGTGAAGCGTTTCCTCTCGGATATACGCCTTACTTCCCTTGGGAACAAATGTGCCATCGTTGAGCTTTGCGTCCATGAGGATCGTGAGACCCTTCACGGCAAGTTTTTGGTCAAGGCGGGCGAATCCGTGCTGCACGTTCGCTCTCAGGCCTTCTTTCTTATATGCCTCGATCACCAAACGGTTGTTCAGCGATCGGGTGGACTGAAGATGAAACATGCCGTCGTCCAATGACAGACCGTCTACTGTGGTTTTCATAGTTTGATTCCTTTCAGCTTTAGCACTTTTCTATGTAGGATTGGAAGCTCTTTCGCGAGGAGAAGCATTTTACTAGTTGCCTCTTTTTCCATATAGGCCCCCTCGATGTCTTGGGTCGGATCTTCCGTGTAGTGATAGACGCCGTATCCCTCTTCGTTCAACGTAGCATCTGCACTGACTGTACTGGCCGCATTCATTAGTGCGCTCAGCTCACCGACCTCAATATTTCCCTTGGGAATCGTCTTGCCTTCCAGTTCGTCCTGTTCGAAACTGGTATTCACAGCATCGGTCAGTTCGTGGATCTCATCGATTCCTCTTCGGCCACGAATCGTGTGGGCCTTGTAGAGAATTCTTTTGTCGGATGGATAGAAGTGTAGCATTGTCTCGCTATACGAGTCAATCATGTTGCCGACCATACGTCCGATACAAACCGACCTGAAAACTGGGGAATAGGTACCGCACCATTTGTCGATACCTGCGGCGAGGCCCATCGAACAGATCCCGATAAAATCCATCAGGGTCAGATGACTCTTTGGTGTCTTACGGTAGAACAGCTTGGCACGGTTAATCGCCAGTGGCATGTTGTTTTCGATTAGGATGGTTCGAGCCCTGTGGACTCGTTGGTAAAGCTGCTCGGCGCGTTTTGGAAACGGCCCTAGCCAGGAATTACGGATAAAGGTAATGAACTGGTAGTTGATGTCAAACGTCTTCAGAAGCTCAATGTTGCTCTCTTTTATGGCCGGAGTGATTTTTTTGCTAAAGAACGTAGCCGTCTCCCTAAAATAGGGACGAGCACTCAGAATATTTTTATTCTGGATGCACACCTTTTGTAGGAACTTCTTGTACACTTCCGTGGATTGACGATACTTAAGGACAGTTTCCTTGAACTTTCGTTCAGCATCAAGCAGCTCTTCGACCTGCTCTTTCTGAATCGTTCCGTCCTTGTTTTTCTCCAGGGCTCTAGTGACCTCTCCGGCCAGCCTGTAGAAAGAATCGTCAAACCTCTCTTGTCTGCGAGGCTTGCTCATGCCCCGTATATATCACAAGGAAAACCTTACCTTACCAAACCAAATCACGCATAACCACACCGCACCCATGGCAGCCGCACCACACCGAAATCATAGTTCAATTTACTTCAACATTCAGGGTTGGGCCGTACCATTCGGTTACGCCCTTTTCTGAATTACATCGCCTACATAGCGTCTGTAAATTAGATAATTCGTTTAATCCGCCTTTTGCTCTAGGCTTAGCGTGATCACATTCAAGATAATCTGTCGCATCGCATTTGACACACTTGTACCCATCTCTTTCAAAAACACTTTTTCTGAGATCGTCCGGCACGGCGCCAACTGGAGTAAAGTGAACGTTTCTGTCTATAACTTCATGAATTGGTTGAAAAAGAGGGAGTTCGCTGATAGGTGCACTCGATTTATCTTTCGAAAACGGCTCACGCGCCTTCACTTGAACACTGGGCAGCACAAATTCACATTTTTCTGGATTCTGCAGCTCTTCCAAATACTTGAGCGTTTTTTCATCCATAAACTTACCCCACCTTGCCTTGCCAAGCCACACCAGGCCCGACCGCGCCGTGCCCCGCCCAAATTTAATTTATTAAAACCTTACCTTACCGTTGCTCGCTTCGCCTAGACCGACCAAGCCATGGTTCGCCATGCCGGACCTCAAATTACAAATCAATCTCAGTAAGCTTTTTGGCAGAGAATGAACCGAAAGGTCCACCTTTAGCGATACGGAAATCACCAATTCCGACCCGATGACCAGCATCGCGGAAAAGCGCTTCAACTTCTTTGGTAGAAACCAAACTAGTGTCTACCAGAACCTCTACCGTTGCACACCAATTGTTGATCTGGGGACGGTGACGAATCACGCGGGCGCGTTGCACCACAACTGGACTTGAGAAAATCTCAATGCTGTCCAGAGTGCGATCATCAGAGAAATAAATCTTAGGTTGCGTTACTCGAACTGCGCCACCGATGACGGATTTGATTGTCTTTTTCTTATTTCCGGAACATTTGAAATCACTAGAAACCTGCTTAATTGCACCCTGAATCCAAGTGCTTGGCATGAAAAGCTTTTTTGTGTCCTTATCGAAGTAGGCAACCTCTTCCGCTTGTTTTTGCGGAGTACCGTAATCCTTCTTTCCTCTTGTAACGGTCTCTTCGGAGATTTCCGTAGTAAACTTGTGCATCAAAAGAGGACCAGTTCCATTCAACTCAAAAGTGACTTTCTTGAACATACATTTCCTTTCGTTAAAAACCTTGGCTCACCTTACCGTGCCTTGCCAGACCCAACCCAGCTTCACGACGCCTCGCCCGACCAAACCTCGCCTTATGCGATAATACTACACGGTCTTTTTGAAAACGCAAAATAAAAACCCTACCTTGCCTCACCACACCGGGCACCGCATGAGCTTGCCGTACCTTGCCATTCCTCATCTTTTTAGCTTTATTGTTCTTATCTCTGAACCACTTTCTCTATAAAATTCAATCCGATCGTCCGTTTGGCGATCCATAATATACACATCGACGACTCGGAAATCCCAAATAGTCGATTTTGTCTTAACGGCGCATCGATCGGCCCATGGATTATGAGATCCGATTCTTACGGCACGTCCAATAGAGCCTTGCTTAGTGCGAATTTCGCTACAGCCGCCCTGCCAATTGAAGCAGTTGTGGACAGGGAAGATATTGGTTCCTGTGGAAATACAAGTGGTTCCGATCAGAACCATAGCCTCGCCCTTGTTGAACTTCTCTACGCTTTCTGCGTAGTCCACCTTTTCAAGGCCCAGGGTTGCAAGTCTTTCTTTTTTCTTTTCAGAGTGGGCGACCACATAGGGCACCGTCAGAAGCGGGATCAGAGCGGCGATTTGACTTAATTCATCAACCAAAACAAGTGTTTGTCTCTTGTTGACCTTGGCGTCCGCATTCGCAAGCCTGGCGACGAAGTTTCGAATATTTCGATTATTCAAGTGATGCACGCGTTTCATGTCTAGAGGATCAGCGGTAGCATAGTTAGGATCGCTTGACTCAACTTCCACAATCCGGTAATCGTGGTCGCAAATATAGCCCTTTTCCTTGGCTTCCTTGGTAGTTAGAACACATACGGTCCTTGCCACAATGCTCTTCAGAAGCTTTTCGGCACCGTCTCCGCGTGTCATAGTGGCCGAATAGTATGTGCGACACGGAACATTGCCCAGGACACCGTGACAAACCTCGTCTAAGGTCTCTGCGCCCCATGTATGGGCCTCGTCAATGCACATGGCCTCCATGGTGGAAAAGAATTCCCACTCAGCGGTCCCAGGCTTCAGATTAGCCAAGGAATCGCCGATGGCGATCGTGAAGCGTTTGCCGAGATCTCTCTTTTGATCGCCGAACTTTCCAACCATGCCTCGACCAAAATGGTATTCGAACTTTTCGATTAGTTCGTAGAAGACACTCTTTCCAGGTGCTACGATGACGGTTTTATAACCAGTCTCTCTGCAGTACTTGAGAATAATAGCTGACTTGCCTGATCCAGTGCAAAGCTCTACATTCGAATGGAAATTGGAGATCAGTTCAACCCAGCTGATCTCTTGGTAGGGATACAAGACAAATGGAAGAGGCTTAGCCCACGCGACCTTTTTGGGCGTAGGATACTTGATCGTATTTGTGACCTTTAGGTCTAGCTTTTCCAGATAGCATATCGAGCCAGGCCTGATGAATCTCTCGCCGTTTTCTTCCCAAATAAGACAGTTGTGGACCTGGCTTTTCAGCTCATCCAATGTCTTGGCCCATGCGTCAGGATTCTTTCGCCTGGCCCATTGGTTATTGTAGTGACGCTTTACCTGATGCGCGGCTGCAGTGTTCGTGTAGCTGAGCTGTTTGGTCAGTTTCTGGAACTCTTCTTCGGTATAAGCAGTCAGGAATGCCTTGGTAGGAGTCCGGATAGTAATTTCCATGTATGGCTACCATATCATGGACAGTTTGAAGTGTACAAAAATTTCAATTCGTGACAATCTTTATATTATGAAAATAAGATCTAATAGCCAAAAAATTCGGTCAACTTATTGTAATTTGTAGAGATTTATCCAAAATAGGGCTCGAAAGAGGTTCTTTTTGGATTTGCGAGTGCCAGTGCGGCACAAGAAAGTCAATTGCCAGGAAATATAAGAGCAGATCGGCTTCATTGGGCATTTCGTTCACTTTAAGCGATCGTGAATTCTATGATATATGCTCTATGAACTGTTTTTATTGTGACGATCCTCCTTCCGCAAGAAGTCATGGATATAAGCGAAAAAACGATATGAGCGTCTACTTGGCTAATGGAATAGACAGGCTAGACTCTAACGGTGGCTACACGAATGAAAATTCCGTCCCGTGTTGTACTCCGTGCAATCTAATGAAAACAGATAAAACCATGGAAGGTTTTTTAAATAGAGTTTTCAGAATAGCAGACAATCGGAGAAAAGATGTCAGCTCGTAAAGCTAAGTCAGCCCCAAAAATTTTTGCATGTGATCAAAAATTCCTAAAAAACAAAGTTTTAGACACCATGAGAAAAGTGTCAGATATCGTTGGCTCGTCTCTTGGTCCTGGTGGACGCGTAACTATGATCGAGTCCGACTACCCAGGTATTCCGAACAAACTCACCAAAGACGGAGTAACAATTTTTAAATCTCTAGGTTCTAATGATGCTTATGAGCATTTAATAATTGAGAGCACGCGTGACGTTGCGCAGCGAACTGCTACGGAAGCCGGTGACGGAACTACGACCGCTACTGTACTAGCCTACTCTATTATTCAGAACCTTTTTGACTTCTGCGAAAAAAATCCAAAGTACAGCCCTCAAAAAGCTACGCGCCGGATCAGTGAGATCACCGAGAAGGTGTTGATGCCGTATATCAAATCTCGATCTATCAAGATCGGAGAGGAGAATCAGAAGCTTTTGAAGATGGTCGCCAAGATTTCCGCCAACGGGGATGATGATATGGCCGCCGCCGTAATCGACGCGTTCGAGCAAATCGGTTACGGGGACAGTTCTCACGTTACAATCCGAGAGCTGAGCGGTAAGAAAGCATACAAAGTCCAGCGTATTGACGGCTTCCCGATCCCCATGGGTCTGGAAGAAAGTATTGGTAAGCTGCACGTAGCTTTCATCAATGACCAAGGCAATCAACGCTGTTATCTGGAAAAGCCCCTGTTCCTCCTGTACGATGGAAACCTGAACGATCTTGTATCTATAGATTCGTTGCTTGCTCAGTGCGGACAGAAGTACGTCAACGGAGATTCCGATTTCAAGAACATCGTGATCTTCGCTCATGGGTTCAGCGAGAGTGTTTTGACGCAGTTCGCATTCAACTTCAGCGACCCAGGGACCATGAACATCCTTCCGATGATCACCCCTATGGCTCAGTTCCTGAACAGTCAGACCCATTTCCTGTACGACCTGGCCGCTTTCACTGGCGCCAAGGTCTTCGGCTTAAAAGATCAGGTCAGCCGGGCAACGGCTAGCGATCTGGGAAGCAGCATGGAAAGTTTCGAGGCCTCACGCTTCCGTTCCACTGTGGTCGGCAATCCCGATCCAGTGAATGTAGAAGTACGAGCCGAACAGCTTAAGACTCAGATGAACAGCGCTGAGAGTCAAGCCGAGAGGCTAATGCTCGAAGAGCGTATTGGTAAAATTACCAACGGTATCGCTAAGTTAACCATCTATGGTGGATCAAACGGTGAGCTTAAAGAAGCCCACGATCGTTGCGAAGACGCCGTGTGTGCCGTTCGTTCTGCTATTGGTTACGGTGCTCTACCCGGTGGATGCAGGCTCGCGATAGATATGGCTATCAAAATCGCACAAGAGCTTGAAACGAACGATCCAGCCAGAGAAGTGCTGATGCCTTCCCTGCTATCGCTCCCCAACAGACTCCTGGAAAATGCTGGCTATAGCAAAGATGAAATTGAGGATGTCCTTCATACCCTGATCAATGATCCAGAAGTCGTTTATGACGTGGAAAATCAGGTCTACGGTAAAGCAGAGGAGCTTGGCCTGTTTGATGCCACGAAAGCGGTGTCCGAGTCACTGAGCAATGCTGTCAGCATCGCCAATGTCCTTGGAACCATGGGCGGCATGGTATGTCATCCCCGTGACGATGTTTTTGAACGCTCGGAGGCCAGACTGGACTCTGAATTCACCCGATCGGTGGAAAACCCAAACCAGTTTACTAACGAAGCAAACGAGAGGCCTTAATATGGTTGGAATTGGAAATATCGGTGATGACTTCTTTGCGACATAATCTTTAAGGATTATGAAGCCTTACGGATACAAAAGAAAATCTGATTACAAAGGGGACGGCTGTTTCCTTTGCACGCAACAGCGCAAGCAAAGCAAGACGGTTGCTCGCAGTAAGGCTAAGAAGGAAATCAAAAATGAAGTTCGTCGAACCACTAGACGTGGTAGCCCACTATCTTCATAGAGGCTACAGCGTAGAATTCATGGATACCGACCCTGACAGGCTCAACCAGGCTAGAAAGCTTAGGTTGAAATCGGGCGCGGATTTCAAAATCACTGACGCGTCCAATATCAGCGGCGCAGCCCAGCCGCACTATGATGTGTGTATCGCGGTCAATACTGAAGATTTTCATCCAACGATCAAAGGGGAATGGCTGGTCTACGCCTACCAGTCCATTGAATTTTTCGTATGAACTTCAAAGCTCTGTCAGACTCAGAAAAGAAAGATCTGGCGGAGTACATGCTCCTACCCCTAAGCTCGCCCTTAGAGCTTAAAAACTGGATCGTCACATTTCTTGGTCTAGACATGCCCATGGGTCACATCGACCCTGACAGCAACAGTAGCCCCATCGAAGCAATGTGGGAGATTTACTCAGCTATCAAAGAGAACAAGGGCGAGACAAGTCCTGGGTTCATCATGCTCTCTGCCCGTGAAGGATACAAAACCTTATCGGCTTCCATTTTGGAAGTGCTGATGATAATTCATTTCCAGCTGACTATCGCCCACATGGCGGCCATTAAAGACCAGTCGGCCAAATCGGTCAAGTACATCAACTACTTCTTCTCCAAGATCGAACCACTGCTTACTGTGGCTGGCTGGGAAAACAAATCTCAGAACAAGACGATGATCGAATGGAAATCCCCCGAAGGAGAGGATGTCTACATTCAGATCGTCGTTGCTACCATGTCTGGCGCAAACTCTGCGCACACGAACGTAATGTTCATCGACGAGATCGACGTTGTGAAAGACCCTCAGGCGTATGAGGAAGCTAAGCTCATTCCAGGCTATTCCAAGGGCATTCACCCGATCACCGTCAAGCTTTCGACTCGTAAATTCGCGTTCGGTCTCATGCAGAAGGAAATCGACGCTGCCCCAGAGACCGGAGATAAAATCCTTCGCTGGAACATCCTGGACGTTGCAGAGCGTTGCCCTATCTCACGCCATAAGCCTGAGTTACCAAAAGTAGATCTATACGCTGCCAAAAACCTACCGCTTAGACAGCTGAGCGTCAAGGAATTCGAAGAACTTCCAGAGATCCAAAAAGAAAAGTGGGAATTCGTCAAAGATGCCTATGCTGGGTGTGCGGACTGTAAGTTGTTTTCGGTATGCAGAACTCGTTTGGCTCAAAGGCCCGAAAACGACGTAAAGGGTCTGTACAAGCCTATCGGCGCCGTGATCAATACTATCAAGAAGGTGGACCCCGATCGTGGCGAAGCTCAGCTCATGTGCTGGAAGCCTTCTACGAAAGGCATGGTCTATCCTAGGTTCGAGAACGTTATCAACAAAGGTAATGTCATCACAGTCGAACATGCTTGGGAAACTTTGGTCGGAGAAGGAATTCACAAAACTGAGATCCCAGACATAGACTTGATCCTAAAAATGCAACAGCTTGGCATCAGCTTCTATGCTGGTGTTGACTGGGGTTACACCCACGACTTCGTTATCGTTATCTTCGCCATGCTCCCGAACGGAGAAGTCTGGATCGTGGACTGCTATTCCATGCCTGGCCTTGAATTCTCGGACTGCTTGGAGATTGCCAAGACCTACCGAGACAAATACAACGTCCAAAAATGGTACTGTGACCAAGCTCAACCAGCCCATATCAAGTCATTCAATAAGAACCACATGAAATCGCCCGACTTTACCAAGGACGTGATGGGCGGCATCGAAGCTATCCGTTCTAAGATAGTTGACGGTCACGGTAGGAGATGGCTCAAAGTTCTGAATACTCCATCCAATCAAAAAGTCATCTTTGCCTTCCTGAAGCACCATTTCAAAGTCGGACCCGACGGAAACCCGACGCTCGAACCCGATGATACGCCAGGCGTAGCCGACCAAACGGACGCGATTCGATACGTCGGTCAGAACCTATTCCCCATTAAAGGCTCTCAGAGGCCCGAAGTCGTTTGGCTAGACAACAAGGGTCAACAGATCGATCCAAACTCTCCTGAGGCCAAGGAACGCGCCCGTATAGCCTCTATACACGCCAATCAGATGCGAGGAGAGATCAGCAATCGCTTGAACGGAGAGCAACCCGTACAAGGTACTGGAAAGAAAGGGGGATTTTTTTGGTCAGTATAGAGAAGTAATCTTAATAATTATGAAGGGTTATATATACAAAATAGAAAATAAGACAAATGGAACCAGTTATATAGGACAAACGTCCAGAAACGTAACTGAAAGATTTCATGAACATTTTGCGGAGAGAAGTAATTCTGTTCTACTTAAACGAGCAATCAAAAAATACGGGAAAGAAAATTTCGTATTGATTGTCCTATGTGAAATAAATACAGAAAACAAAAAAGATCTAAAATATCAATTAGATATAGCTGAAATAAAATATATAAAAGATAACGATACTCTCGTTCCTAATGGTTACAACCTAGTTGCCGGAGGCGGAGGGTGTCTCGGCTACAAATGGAAAAACCATCCCTGGAAGGGCAAAAAACATACCGAAGAATCAAAAGAGAAGATCGCAGCTGCTAACAGAGGTCTGAAAAGACCCCATATGGCTCAGCACATGGATAAAATTCACGAAGCTGTGAAAAAGCCCATAAAATGCAATGAAACCGGTCAGATTTGGTCATCGGTCATGGACTGTGCCGCTGCTTTCAACGTGAAGCCAAAGCAAATAAGTAGAGTATTGAAGGGCCAGCGTAAGCGTCTGAAATGGTATTTTACGTTCTCCTATCTCTAGCAATCTTAACTCGAAGAGGTCAAAACGATGGCTATATTCAATTTCTTGGTATTTCTAAATGCTTACGAGGACGCAAATTCGTCCAACCAGCCGTCGTTGAGTAATTTCAGATGGGACAGGGAAGTCAATGGACTCGCAGTTAACAATGCGCAAAGCCTGGCATTTCTGTTGGCTCCTGGTGAGACAAAAACACTGTTCAACGGCTCTCGTACTTTAGGCCAAGATGGATCGACGCAGTACAGCATCTCCCTAAAGCCCCTGAGTACGAATACGTATGTTTTGACCAATGTTGGCGGCACGGCTCCTGATTTCAGGACGCCTCGTGCGCCAGGGGCGGACGCAACAACGCAAATAACTGCAACGATCAACGGCCCCCTAGTTACCTTCGCCTCAACTGGCGGAACGGCTCTCAACCTCATCTCTGGCGGCGCAGTTGTTGGTGATTATGTCAGATTAGGTGACCTTTTTAATCAGTCAAACCAAGGCGAGCAGAAAATCATCGCCCTGACCGCGACCAGCTTCACCGTTGCTAATGAACTTGGCGTGGCCGAAGGCCCTATTACGCTAGGCGCTGGCTTTGCATCTCAGCTTCAGATCTACTCTGCCGCAGGAGTACAGGTGGGAGACACTCTGGTAATCAGCGGAGGGTTCTCCTCGGTTACGCAGGGAGCCTACAAGATCTCCGCAGTCGGTGCGGAGTTTTTAGAGTTTTTCTCCGCAGATATTCTTCCTGCCGAAGGCCCTATCACGACGCAGGCTATCGCAGCTTACTCGGCTGCTAAAAAGTTCGTATATCTGGAATCAGATGGACATATTTCTTTGTCGATCAATGGATCTGCCGCTGGTGAAATTGAGCCTCTCATATCGCTCAGCTCTACACAGCCAGGTATTTTTGTAAGGACTTCAACTCAATATTCAATGTCCGTAACTAATATCGGTACAGATACAGCCGCACTGTTTTTGGCGACGGTAGAGTAAATGAAAAATTGCGCTCAGTGCAAGCATCTCAAAGACCTGTCCGACTTTCCTAAAAACAAGAGCAGGAAAGAAGGGATCGGTGCGTATTGCAAAGCCTGCGTAAAATCGAACTATCAAAAAAACAAAGAAAGTCATAGGGAAGCGTGCAGGGCGTATTATTTAGCGAACAAAGATTCAATTCAAAAAAGGCACATCAAATACAATACAGAAAGACTCAAGAAAGATGCTTCGTTCAGAGCGATGTTTAACGCAAGAGTAAGAGTTAACTCTTTCGTTAGAGGCCAAAAGGGATTTTCAAAGTCTTTGGGATGCTCTTTCGGTCAATTCAAAAGTCACATAGAAGGCCTTTTTCAACTTGGAATGACCTGGGAAAACTACGGTCAATGGCAAGTTGATCATCGCCATCCTCTGTCGATAGCCTACAAAGAAGGCTCCGAATCTTTTAAGAATGCTTGTCTTTACAGAAACTTAGAGCCAATGTGGGCTGCTGAGAACATAAAGAAAGGCAACCGTGTGATATAGGACTCGTATGACCGAAGAGATCAACAAAGACGCAGCCGTCCAAGCAGCGCAGGCTATCAGTAAGCCTGGCAAGATGGTATTCGCTATGAGCGAAGGCGCCGTTGAAGCTCTTGAGAAGGCTGGCTACAAACAGGAAAATCCTGCTAGCCCCTTGATGTACGCTCTGCAAAGCGCAAGCGGCTCGGCCAATAAAAAGGCTCCTAGGCTCTCATTCACTGAAAACCCTGCGCCGACAGACAACTACCTAGGCCTCTTCAAGTCTAAGCGTAGGCTTCTTCCTGACGAAGTTCTCAAACAGATCCGAATTCAAGATCACCTTGTCGCTGCGATCCTACGCGCTCGTGGCAGCATGCTTAGTCTTTTTGGCCATATCCAGGTGGACCGATTTGATATCGGCATGCAAATTGCCCTCAAGAAAGAATTCTACGACATCCTGACTCCAGAGCAGTACGAAAAAGCCACGGCCAGAATGAAACGCTTTGAAGCCATCCTGCTACATTGCGGTCACACTTCTGGTATTGAGCACCAGGATAAGATGACCCTGGCGCAATTCATCGACATTCAAACTCAGAACGGTCTCAACTTCGGAAGGTTCGCTACGGAAGTTATCTACGACCGCGAGACCCAGCCCGATGCCGATGGTAACTATCCTTTCCATCGTTTCCGTCCAGTTGACGTGGCTACTATTTACCGCGCAGTCCGCAAGGGCGAGTACGTAGGCAACAACCTGCGTGAAATCGCCATGAGAATGCTGGAAAGCATCACTGGAGATAAGCCAAATATCGATCTACACAAGCTCAAGGAAGACCACTATGCGTGGTTGCAGGTGATCGACGGCACTCCTCGCCAGGCGTTTACGCATGATGAGATGCTCGTTTTCAACCTGTTCCCTTGCACCGATATCGAAATGAACGGGTATCCCGTTTCTCCGCTCGATACCTGTGTTAGCTCGGTCACGACCCATATCTCCATCGACGCATATAAGAAGCTCTACTTCCAGAATGGCCGTGCCTCTAAGGGCATGCTCGTCATTCAATCTGACGAAGTTGACCAGGCAGTGATGGACAATGTGAAGCTACAGTTCAACGCTTCTATCAACAACGTCGCCAACTCCTTCCGCACTCCGATCTTCGGCATGGGCATCAAGGACAAGGTTGATTGGGTTCCGTTCACTGGCGAAGGTCTCCACGATGGTGACTTCCAGTTCATGTATGACCAGATCGCTCGTAACATCATGTCTGCCTTCTCGATGTCGCCAGACGAACTTCCTGGCTATAGCCATCTGACCAAGGGCACGAACAGTCAGACTCTATCTGAGTCGAACAATGAGTTCAAGCTCACCGCAGCTCGTGATACCGGCCTGCGCCCTCTGATCCTGAAGTTCCAGACCTTCTTCAACGAGATTCTGTTTCCAATCATCGATCCTCTGCTAGCTAAGATCTGCGAGATCAAGTTCAGCGGCATTGACGCTCAGTCAAAAGAACAAGAGAGTACGCGTCTCCAACAGGACATGCCTACTCATATGACCTACGATGAGGTTCTGCACGAGGTTGACAAAGAACCTGTTGGCAGATTCATGGGCGGGCAGTTCCCGTTCAACGAGCGCTGGCAGCTTATCATCGACAAGTATAAGAGAGTCGGTGAAGTCACCGGAGAACTCTTTGGCGACAACTCAGCTTTTGTGGACCCGCTTCTTAGGTATAGGAGAGACCCGTTTGACCTCCAGAACCTTCAGCTTATGGCCCAAGTCAATCCGCTGGCGGTGCAGGCGCTATTTGCTCCTAGACCGTACGCGATGGAACAGCTTAAGATGCTAGTCCAAGATTCCCTTGAAGAGGAAAATGTATAATGAGCGCAGAGATCAATTACAAAAATAAGTACATGGAACTTCGTGCGAAGTACATGAACGACCTCGACATGGCCTTTAGATTGGGCTTCGAACAGGGTGGTCAACAGGCTCAGATGGATCAAACGATGCAGGCTCAGGCCGACGCACAGGCTATGGAAGTAGCTCAGATGCAAGCCGAAGCTTCCGGTGGACAATCTGGGCAGCCAGGCCAGCTTGGCGGTGAGGGCGGCGGACCAGAAGCAGGTGGGCCTCCGGATGCTCCTGGTGAATCTGGACAAGAACCTGGACAGCCTGTCCAGAATGGCGCTCCAGAGCCTATGGCAGGACAACCTACTGAACTAGATCAGCACATCTCCAAGCTTGAACAAGCTATTGCTAAGTCTGAAAACCTATCCGGTGACAAGGAGATCTTGAAATCTCTTGAGAACTTGAAGGTGATGAGAAAGGCAGAACAGCTCGCTGTGCAAATGAAGAAAAACGAGCTTGCGATCAAAAACATCGCCAAGGCACTCCATAAGCCGTCTTTCAAAATGAGCAGACAGGCTTCGCACAACCTCTCTTCCAATGCAAAGAGCGCTGTGTCTTTGCAACATAAGATCGTCGATGACGTGATGAAGAAGATGGAAGAGGAAGAACGTAAAGGCGCCAAGGACATCGGTGCAATCCTCAATATCGAAGGTCTGACCAATAAGGGGTAATCCGTGCTAGGAATATCCTCTAGAGCTAAAGAAGCCCTCGATGGGGTCGTAGAGAACATCTTTGACCGGATTGCTCTCCATTTCATTGGCAACATCCCCAAGCTTCAGGGCAAAAAGACCCTAGTGATCAGCGGCCAGAGAAATCTTGGCCTTGCGCATCTATTTGTCCAAGCGATGGGCAACAGAAGTCCCAACGAAGTCGAAAAGGACTTCTTGAAAGGCATGCTAAACAGCGCCTTTGGTTACATCGAATCTCTCAAGAACAAGACTAAGGCGAACATCGTCGAAAGAATCGACGCTCTGGCTCGCGAAGCTAGCGTTAGAAACGAGACTCTGAGCGAGGAAGACGTTCAGGCTGCTGTCAGTGAAGAGATGAGAAAAGCCAGATCTCACATGAAGGCCATCGCCGAGAGCGAGAGCACTAAGCTCAGAAATCTTGGTCATATGATGGATATTACCCGCGTGGCGTCCGACCTAGGAGACGATGACCCTACCGTTTTCTTCGCGGTCTTCAAGGACCAGTCTACTTGTAATGAATGCATTCGACTCCACCTAATGCCCGACGGATCTACGCCCAGGCTATGGAAATTCAGCGAGCTTAAGCAGGGCTATCATAGGCGCGGAGAGGACTCTCCGTCTGCTTTTGGTCTGCATCCTCATTGTCGCTGCACACTTGTGTACCTATCCAAGGGGTTCGGATTCGACGAGTTCGGAAAAGTCTCCTACAAGTCAGAAAATCACGACGCCTATTCGAAACAAAAGAAATAGCGGCGGACTAGTAAGGCCCGCCGAGCATATTTATTTTAGGCGCCGAGAGATTGTCCAGCTCGGAGGGCTGCGCCAGTTTTAGCCTCCTAAGCTCTCCTGCCCTACACAGGGCTAAATTTGGTCCGTTTTCGCACGGTTCCCACGCGGCATTCGTTGACGGTCAGTATGCTTACGCTCAGACGCTCGTCGCCTGAGTCCCGCCGACTGAAATCACAGTCGGACTAGTCTTGCTTGATCGACGCCGATTGCGCGACATCCCTCCTAACCCAAGACACCGGAGGCGATAAAGTTGGCCGATTTATACTTTCGGCTCCCCAAAGTGGTCTTAGTTATCGGAGTAAGACTTCTCATATACGCCCTTTGTGCAGTATCCTAGGTTTGCAAGGGTAACCTAAAACTTATGTCCGATAAGGCCGCGAAGCCTCTCAATCTCCTTTATCAATTCCAGAACCTTCAGTTGCTCAGCGTAGTGACCATAGTACTTCGCTTTCACTTTAAGCTTTTCCAGACCTTCGCGGGTCTGCACGTCTATATCTTTAGAAGAAGGATTTTGCTCGCTCATTCGTAGTCTCTTATAGCAATGCCCACAGGGAATCGTGGAACCGATGCTGCCCCCGTGAGACCTTGGTATTGGACCGTAAGTCGCTTGCCTTCCCAAAGACGAGCGTTTTCGAAGTACTCTTTGAGTTTTTCTGTTTCGCCAGACATTTTAGCAAGGAACTCTTTCCCATCGTCCGTCCTGCACACAAAAGCACCAACGTGTCCGGCGAGCTTTCCACGACCCTCATCAATTCCAATAATGTCAAATTCACCATCATCGAACTCCTTCACCTTTAGCAGGTCATAGCTGCGCTTATTGACGTATTTGGCCTTGGCATTCCTGAGCATCGCCCCTTCGTATCCCTTTTTACGGAACACGTCAAACCACTCCATGACCTCCGATTCGTCATTGATCTGAGAGGTTTCAACCAAGCGCAAGTACTTGGCATCAGGATTTACGTGCTTCCAACAATCCGATAGCCATTTCCATCGCTGCTCGAACGTCATCAGCGGGTCTGGAATGTCATAAACGTGGTATTCCACATCGGTACAGCGCGGATCAGGCTTCTTGTCTTGTCTTACCATGGAAACGATGTGCTCGAAGTTGGACTTGAACTCGTGATTGTAAAGCTCGCCATCCAGAACCATGTCACCCTGAATATTCATAGCTTCGATCTCAGCCACGATGTGAGGCATGGACTTGATTGGCTTACGGGTACGAGACCAAAGGGTGCATTTGCCGTCCCTCAGAATCGCAATACATCGTATACCGTCCAGCTTAGGCTGAACGTAGGCTGGATATTTGATCTTATGGCCATGATCGGTGAATTTGTGGGCCAACATTGGGACGATTCCGCCCTCAATTAGGTCGTCCAAAACATCGTTTTCTGCCGATCTTACGTCCTCGACATACCCTGACTTTTTCTTCTTTTCCCACCGGGACTTAGCTTCAGATTCGGCCTGCTCAAAGGGCGTAGTTTCGTTCTTTTTGCCGATGTTTTTGCCGATCTCTATTTGCTCGCTAGTCTCCTGCGGAGAATCGGTCCCAGTCTGACCGTAGACAGTCTTGATGAGCCCTGCGGTACCAAGCATGTTCCGCCCGCCATAAATATCCCAGAACTGAATGGCACCGGTAGAGGTCTTCTTAAAAAGTCTTGGAAACTGCATCAACTTTCTCCTGAAGGTCTTTTACTGTGAGAGAATCACCGAATAACTTGTAAAGGTTGTCCGAAATCGAACTCACAAACTGATTCTGCTTATCGGTCAAATCTGTAGTCATGCCGTACGATTCTTTTAGAGCTTTTCTGACCTCGTAGGCAATGATCCGTTCGAACGTTTCTTTCTTGCTCATTAGAGCCTCGTCCATTTGGGGCAGAATAGGAAGTGACCTTCACCACCCTTAGCACCACAACCGCACTCCTTCGTAGAGGCGATCAAAGAGTCGATGTCTACATAAGTCGTCGCGTACCAATTGGGATCGTAGTTCTGGACCCGAGAGAATGTGAAGACGTATTTAGCTTCTCCTGTGTCGTCGTCATCGTAGATCACGAACTCCCATTTGGTTTTCTTGTACAGGACCAGGCCCGGAAAGTCATCCACCCTGGAAGGCCAGTCGAATAGTAGCGGCGGCTCATTGAGTCCGAACTGAAGTTTTAACTTCACGGGACACCTTATTTTGTCGCTGCCGTAATTTCTGCAATGCGTTGGGCCAAAAACTCGCCAGCGGTGAACCCTTTGCCGTCCAGAACAGTATCGGGATTTGGATGTACAAAAAGAGGCATAGAAATCCGATCACTTGTGCTGTCATCAGGATTGACGACTCGATGCGTGGTGGACTTAAAACGGCCACCACTAGCGAGCTGCAACATATCGCCCACATTGACAACAATAGAATTTTCTTCATGAGGAACATCATGCCAGTTTCCTTTCGTATCTTTCACTTGTAGTCCAGGAGCGCTAGCGGCCACGAGCAATGTGATGAAATTGATGTCTTCGTGGGCCGCGCTGCGCACTGCGCCTGGTTCGGCGTCTGTCGCTACTGGCGGATAGTAGATGGTGCGAAGAATCGTGTTGTTGCTGTTTTTGCAACAATCGGCATATCCTAGGATCTCAAGTAGCTTGATTCCAACGTCTTCTAGCTGACCAAAAATATCAGACGTAGTTCCACTCAGGGAAGCAGGAAGGGGTCTGCCGCCAGGACGCCAGTGGTAGAATTCCTTAAGATCTGGAACCTTGGCACCCACAGCTTTTTCAGTTTTCCACCCCTTGTAACCCATGTTGCCGTCTGGACTAACGAACGCCTGTTTATAATCCTGGTCATCCAGGAAGAACATCTTCCAGACTCTCTGTGTTTCTCTAATCAAATCTTCTGAAACCCCATGATTGGTAACCACGGCGAATCCAGTATCGAGAAGAGATGCCAAAAAGTCCTTGGCAAACTCAGAAGAGCTATAATTGCATACCTTTACGTCCATTATTCCTCCGGCAATCTTTACCCTAGTATACACCAATCAGTGAAACTTTCAAGGACCATTTTATGATCTCTAAATCAGAGCTTTTGCACGGCAGAGACGTTCAATACAAAGATGATTACACGCAGGAAATATCCGACAATTTGGATAAGCTTCTTCCGCTCATTAACCAAGTCAGGACGGCTTGGGGCAAGCCTATGACGGTCAACTCTGGCTGGAGACCGCCCTCGATTAACGGAGCTACGCCAGGCGCAGCCGCCAAGTCAAAACACATGCAGGGACTCGCAGTAGATATTTCTGACGTGGACGGATCTCTATGGAAATGGGTCGTTGAGAATCTAGCGCTCATGCGCGACCTCGGATTCTACATGGAAGACCGTCGCTGGACGGAGACATGGGTGCATTTTGGATTTGGACCGCCTAAGAGCGGCCACAGGATCTTTGTTCCTGATTCTAGTAGGGCGCATGCGCCGGATGCCTGGGATGGCGTCTACGATCATCAGTACGACGATCAGCCCGCCACTTAAAAACGGGGCCGGGGTTTTGCAGCCCTCAAGGCACCACTTAGTGACGGTGCCACACTTGCGTCCAGCCATACGTTGCTGGAACCCCATTAAAATTGGTGGAGAAGAAGGGATTTGAACCCTCGACCTTTCGCTTGCGAAGCGACTGCTCTACCACTGAGCTACGACCCCACAGAACTATATCATAGCTGGAAAAGATACGGATAAATAGTTGGTACCTGGACGGCGGCCTCCTCTCGGAGGTGTTTGCCTTGCCTTTATTAAAGGGGGAACCAACCCCGTCCTGACCATTTTAGTTGGTCATTGTACTAGTGCAGTTTGGGAGCACCCCTTACCTGTATTCGCCGGTAACGCTATTCCCATATGGCTTTTAGCCGGGACATCCTTGAGTACATAACCAGAGACCTTCGACCCGTAAAACTTGAGTGGCGTGATAAAGAGAGACAGTCCACGGGAAGGTATTTACGTCAAAATAACCCGTGGGAAATCGACCCGCCAAGAACTCTAAAGATTAAGTGCCTCCATGGGGCTGCAAGAGTGCTCCCAATATTTCTATTGGTTGGGGTTCGACCCCCGAGCTATCCGAATAACCGATCCCATTCGACCTGCAAAGAACTTTTGAGGATAAGAATTTGGCAGCGGGGATATTTAGCAAATAACCGCTACCGAGCGACCCTCGTTAAACTACTCCAAATATGTGTTGATCAGATCCGTGACACTTGCATCGAAACCAACGACACGAAGAACGTTGGCCTCATCAACCGGCAGATTCGTAGAAGGATTGGCTGCCAAAGCAAGCTCAATCACCTTCACGTCCCTGTTCACCGATCGACGATACTGATTCAAGAGATCCAGTCCGTGCGCGTTACCGGCCCACGTTTCGTTGTCCGTGAGAATGACGATCGCATCGTACTTCGTCTTGGTGGCAAGAGCATGGACGAATGCTTGCGCACAGTCCGTACCGCCGCCATGAGGCGAATTACGAAGAACCTCATCGATACTGTTTCTTCGGCCAAGCTTCGCAGGCTGAATGTTCGTGTCGAACCACATGAGTTCGGCATTCTTCTCAGCCTTGAGGATGGTCACAGCAAGAACATTCGCGATCTGCGAAGCATTCATTTGCATGTTGTTGACCGGAGCCCTCATGCTACCCGAAATGTCCACGGCCAAAAGAATGTTCTTGTTGGTCGGAGTCAGTGCAGCAAGAGCCAAATCGTAAGTGGTGCCGAGGGCATCCACGATGTTCTGGTTGACCTTCCACGTCTTGTCGCCCCTGACACCACGACCAGAGGAGTACGTGAGCATCGAGTTGACGACGTTAAGGGGGTGAATTCCGCTCTTCTGAACGTTTTCCTTGTCGGTCAGCTTGGATACGATCGTCTTCACCGTAGGGGTGTTCCCTTCGGTCAAGTCGTTGTATGAGAAACGGTTCAGATTTCTGATCAGAGCCGTGAGAGGCATATTCTCAAGGAGCGCCAGGAGCACTTCCTTGGTATTCAGCTTCTCCTGGGGAACCATTTCCCAGGTGAGCTTGTACTCACGAATGAGCCCAACCAGTTCGTCGGTAGAAACGTCGGATTGAGCCTTTTCAAAGGCATCAACCAGGGCGTTGCCCGATTCGAAGGGAGTGACCTTGCCGCGAGCATAACCGAAAAGCTTGAACAGCTCTGCGCTCACTTTGCTAGGATGAGAAAGTGACAGAGCGTCAGCGTGCGTGAATCCAGCACGGTTGCGATACTTGACCAGCTGATACGCGACCTGATCGGTCGTGCGGCCAGTGTAGAACTTCGCAACGCCCTTACAGAGGCCCTTGGACCATCCACGAAGATTTTGGATGTTCGCAAGGAACATGAAAAGGTGCGTAGAAGTCTTGCAGACCTTGGAAATGGCAGAATATGAAGCGATCTTGGTTTCCTTGTCACCATGAGAGGCGATGAGGGCAAGAACGAAAACGGTTGCATCGGCCTTAGGCGCACGGTTGTTTTCGGCGAAATCAACAACCGTAGCGAGAGCCTTGGCGCCATCGCTCTTGATGTACTTGATGATCGCAGTAGCATTCTGTTCAGTCAGCTTCTGCTCATCGACATAATAGGTACCGCCTTCTGAGCCGATCAGAAGAAAACGCTCAAGACGCTGCTGAGGGGTGACTTCAAAAGAGAAGCCGCCAGCATTGTTCTGCACCATATCGGTACGACCGAAAATGGGCTGAGTCTGAGGACGATTCGTGATGGAACTCGAATAATTCTTCATATGCGTCTCCGTTGGAGAGTGGCAGGATAATAGTTTGATAGCGGGGATATTTAGCAAATAACCGCTACCGAGCGACCCTGACAACAACTATATCACAATCGAACTGGCTAGCAAGAGCTTTTTTACTATTTTTTGCTCTTTGCAAGCCGCTCACGAATCTGAGCAAAAGTTTGCTCGTTCATGAGTTTTCCATCCCAAAAGATGGGGCGGAGCAGGTCTGCAGAAATCTCCGCACTCACGTCAATCTAGAGTTTGGTGGCGATCCTGCCTTACACTCAAGATTATATCACAGTCGAAAATCAGAACAACAAAATAAAAAGGGCCACCATCCCTGGCAGCCCTACACCTATCCCGGTATCCGGCAGGGACCGTCCCGGTCCCCGTAAATTAACCCAAAAAGGTTTTGATCAGCTTTGCAGCCACATCAATGGCCAATTGGATGATTGGTTTACCAAAATATCCACAGACCAGGCCGCAAGCAAACGGGGACCATGCCCACGCCTTATCGAGCCAGGGTTGAACTTTTGCCCAAAGTGCTAGTAATTTCTCTTTCATTTCTTCTCCTTTTTCTCAGACACCATCATGATGTCGGTTCCCTTGTTGAAGTAGCTTGAGTACTTCTTCAACTGCTTTTCAGCATCCATAGTCTTTTTCAGAGCCAGTGTTTTGCCGATTGCGTCAATTTCGCCCATCGCCATGTTCGGAAGTCTCTTCTTCATGAAAGATCGGAATTCTTCCTTCTTTTCCCAAGTATTGTACGCCTCTTCGGCGCGAGCTAGCCACACTGACTTTTTCTTTTTACCGGAAAGACTCTCGACTCCAAGGGCGGCGCCCCCGGTCAATTGACTCGGTGCGGCCATAGAAGATCCGGCATCTAGCGACTTATTAATCATCGAAGGAGAAGGTCTATTGTGCATTTTTGGAGCGAGAACTTTCTTGCCGCCGACTCCACCCATATAGGTCTTCGCGTGAGCGCCAGCTTCCTGGGGAGTCTTGAAACTTCCCTTCACGCCGCCGATTCCGGCCATGGCACCGTTGTGCTTTACGTGAAATTCGCCTGACGGCTGTTTGTGAATAGAAACCGTCCCGTGTTCGGGATGGCTGAAATGGACAGCATTGCCAGATTTCTTACCGGCACCCCAAGCGGGAGCTGCCTTTTCCATTTTTTCACTTAATCCCAATCCCATCGTGCCGCCGATGAAGGCGCCTCCGCCAGAACCTACTTCCTTGTTCATCTCTTTCTCTTTCTTCTGAAGGAATTTGAGGTATTGGCCATCTGGCTTGAAGAATTCAACCGCTTCGGTCTTGAAAATGGAATCTAGAAAATCGTCGTCCTTGGCCATGGGAAGAAGTTCTGCTACGCAAGTTTTATTGGCGCTAAGATTTGTCAGCGTTATTTTACGAGCGATAGAACGAGTTATTGTCATGTTTTTCTTATCTATCTTAGAACCTTCTACGCTAAATCCAAGCATGGGCTTCTCGTTCGGATGCTCAGCATCGTCTTTAAAAAGCGCTGCGGCTTCTTTGGACGAATCTTTTTTGTCATCAAAAAGTCTTCCCAAAATATAAAGGAATGGAATTTGACATTTGTTCCAAAAATGGCGGTGGCGGTCTGTTTCGCAATCCTTTTCTGAAAAAATCTTCTTGTATTCCAAAATCTTACCAACAAGCTGCGCTGGAGTATCGGACTTATGTTCCCAATTTAGCGCTCCACCAATAAGAGAGGAACAATCTAGACCTGCGATATCGACAATTTCACCAGCGGTATCGATAGCTTGTGAAGACCCTATGCCGTCAACATACGTACAGTTTGCCATAATTTATAAGATTGCCTTAGTCTTTATTGTAATATGCAAATAGGTGTTTTTTATATCTTTTACCTATTACCATGCGCCTAATCATAGGTCTAAAGCTTCCCCCTACTGACTCGGCTGCTTTCTTTAAAGAGGGAAAAATTTCTCCTGTATCAAGGTCGATTACTTTCTTTGCGGAACCGCTAATTTTCCCATACCAGTACCCCTTTTCGCCTTTTTGACTCTCCGATATCATTTTTCTAGTTTCTTCCGATACGACCCGACCCTTCCATGGATTTGGCACTTCCCCGTTTTTAACCTTTTCTAACCATGGTCGCCTTCCTTCTACGGCCTTCTCTTTCATTCCTGGTCTGCTAGCTATTTCCTTGCTCAACAAGCTTTGCCTCGCTCTTGCTTCTGGAGTAGATCTTTGCCTGCTTTGAGTTCTTGATCTTTTTGCTATGTCTTCTTTTGATCTTTTTAATCCTGTCGCACCACCTCTTCCACCAACTGAAAAATTGGCTCTCGGCCTATATTGGTCAATTAATTCTTTTTCTAATCTAAGTGCCTCTTCTTCTGTTAAATTTTCTTTAATAAATTCAATAATATAGTTGTGTTTCTCGACAATATTTTTCCATAACCTATTGTGATTTTGATCATAGGCTCGCCTGCCTTTCCCTTTACCGATATAGAAGAGTTCTTTGGTATCAATTGTTATGTGCCTATAAACATAGAAAATATTCATATCTCTAAGATTGTCGCTGGCAGGAATGTGAGAGTAACTATTTACAAAATCGTACCATAACTTATTGATTTTTTACAATAAAATGTCAGAGACTGTATCTTTCAATTATATCGAAGGGTTATCCGTGTGGGTACCCATTCGTGTTAACACGAGAAAATTCAGGAGAATCTAACATGCCTCTTTCTACAGCAAAAGCAGTCGCTCTTTCGCGCGATCTTGCAGACAAGCTTTCCAAGCGTTTCGCGGGCAGCGCGACGATTAATACCGTTCGCCAAGCATTCGACGCAAACGGCTGGCCGATGTTGTTCCTTTCCAGCGGCGGAGTGGAAACGGCTGGTTCCGCAGTCATTCTTATCCGCATCACGGGTGTGGACATGGTGTCTAAGGACATCTTCGGTAACTCGACTACGGCATATGCTCCGCATACGCTTGAGTTCAACTACGAGTTGGCCGCTGCAGATAACCCAATTCCTACCGACGGCGATCTGTGGACCGCTGCTTTCGAGGCTATCAAGGTCGGTTGCCGCACGAAGTTCGAAGAGAACGCTAACGGCACGGCTGTCACTGAAGCCAATCTTGCCACCGCAACGGTTGTTGCTGACCTGGAAGAGCTGTACTGGCCTACGAAGTCGGTCTAATCGGAGTAACTGGAGGGTCAAACCATGCAGTACACCGAACAAGAGCTTCAGAGGCTCATTTCTGACGTAGAGAAGGAATTCACTTCGCACCTTGCAAAGGCCGAAGAGAATTTCAATCTCGCTAAGTCGGAAGACGGCGAAAAGAAGCCTGAGAAGAAGCCCGAAGGCGAAAAGAAGCCTGAGAAGAAGCCCGAAGGCGAAAAGAAGCCTGAGGCTCATGCTGAAGGCGGCGAAAAGGCTCCCGAAGGCGAAGCTAAACCAGAAGGCGCTCCTGCGCCCGAAGGTGCAGCACCTGCCGCTGCAGCTCCGGCTGCTCCGTCCGGAATGCAGGGCGCTGGCCACGACTATGACGCAGAAGACATGGAACACATGAAAAAGATGTACATGTCCATGAGCGAACAAGAGCTGAAGGCTCACCACGATTGCATTGCTAGCATTGCAAGCGGCGGTGGCGCAGCGGCTCAACCGGCGATTCAAAAGAACGAAGACGGTATCGAACCGTCCGCTCCGAAGAATTCTCTGGGTGCAAAGAGTCCGGCAAGCAATGCAAACGGCGACAAGACCAATATCGGTCTGAACAAGAGCGCAGGCAACAATGGCCCTAACGGGAACATTGAAGAATGTGCTCCTTGTAACGCTCTCGGCGCCAAAAGCGCAGATAGCGATGCTCACGGCGACAAAATCAACGTGGGTCTCAACAAGGGCGAAGCGGCCAGGAGAAACGGCGGGAAGATTGAAGAATCTGCTCCGAAGAATTCTCCCGGTGCGAAAAGCGCCGACAGCGATGCCCACGGTGAGAAAATCAACGTAGGTCTTCACAAATCTGAGGGAAATATGGAAAAGTCAGAAAACGAGCTTTTGAAAGCTGAAAACGAAAAGCTTCAAAAGACACTAGATACCGCAACGGCTATTTTGACCAAATTGGTCGAGAAGCGTGGCGCTCCGGCTGGCAAAGCCATCACTTCACTTGAAGCAATCGCGAAGAGCGAAGGCGTCAAGGAAGAAGAGAAACCTCTCACACAAGTTGAGATCAATAGCATTCTGAATAAGAAAGCCGCTGATCCAAAGCTCGAAAAGTCAGATCGAGACGCAATCAACGCCTTCTATCTTGGTGATAGAAATTTAAAGGCGATTAGCCACTTACTCAAGTAAGCGGAAATTTAACTAGGAGAACGAAAATGATTGAACAACTTCAGTCACTAATGAAAGCACTTGAGGCAGGTAGTTACAATGCTGCTCCAGGTCAGTTGGCACAAGGTGCTGCGTTGATGGTCGAAGACCTTTCGCCTGTCATGCACAATGTAACATTCGACGACAGTCACATCAAGCTGCAGAAGATGCTGCCGAGCAAGGACGTTAAGTCTCAGCTCCATCAGTTCAATCGTCAGCTGGATTACGGCGTGTTCGGGGGTTCTGCCCAGTTTGAAGGCGGAATCGGCGAAGAAGACACTTCGAACTACGTGCGTGCAGTTGTCCCGATGGCATACTACAGCACGACTCGTCGTGTTACGGTTGCTGCAAACTACATTGGTGCATTCGACGGCGTTAAGGCCGAAGACCGCGCTTCTGCAGATGCTGCAATGAAGCTCGCGGGCGACATCGAATTTGACTGCTTCCGTGGTCAAAGCGATTTCTCGAACGCTGGTGTTTTCGACGGTAACCCGCTCGCAGTCGCCAAGATGCCGAACATGATTGGTCTCGACCAACAGGTTCGTCAGTCTGATGGTGAGCAGAATACTCAAGACCTGATGTTCGCCGAGTACGGCTCGGACCAGACGGTTGTGATCTCTGCCGGTGGAACGCTCACGCAGTCCATCATCGAAGATACTTCGGTTCGCTCGGCCATGAACATGGGCGCTGCAGACCGACTGATCCTCGATCCGATCGGCCTCTCGGCCTACAACAAGATTGCACATGCCAAGGAGCGCATCATGCTCGCAGGTTCGGCTCAAGAAGCTACCGGCGCTCATCTTCGCACTCAGTGGACCTCCAGTGCAGTCGTGTCGCTTGAAGCTTCCCGCTTCCTGTCTGGCAAAACCCGTCCTGCTCGCGCTCGCGCTGGCAGCCCGGCTGCTCCGACCATCGTTCTCGCTGACGCGGGCGCGGCTGGCTCGTTGCTCCAGACTGGCACCTACACGTACTACGCTACGGCTTGCACCATTCGTGGTGAGTCGCTGCCTTCGGCAGCTTCTTCGCAGGCTGTTACGGCAGGCGATAAGGTGACTGTGACGATCACTGGCTCCGGTCAGTACTTCAATGTTTACCGTTCTGACCTGAACGGCTCGGCTGCAAATGCCAAGTTCGTCGGTAAGGTCGCGGTCAACTCTGCTGGTACGGGCGCGGTCTTCAGTGACCTCGGCAACCGTCAGCCTGGTTCGATCACCGGCTTCCTTGTCCAGGGTAACACCATGGGCCTGGCTCAGCTGGCTCCGTACTCCAAGCTCAAGCTTGCGGTCTCTGACCTCAGCTTGCCAGAAGCGCACTTCCGCTTCCTCAGCCTGGCAGTGTACCAGCCCCGTAAGAACGTTCTCGTTGAGAACATCACGGGTCAGCTCTCGCCTAACAGCCAGAGCTAATCAGGTAGCATAAAAAATTGAGAAAGGCTGGGTACCACTGGTATCCGGCCTTTTTCTTTTTGTATTGCGACAAACTGTCGAATTGCGACAGTATCGCGACAATTTATTTTATATTTATGTCCAAAAGCATGATAGAAACGAGCATATGTACTTAGAAGGCATGAAAATCGACACCATTTCTGATACCCATGGGAAGCATAAGAAAATCATTCTTCCTGGCGGGGACATCCTCATCTGCTCCGGCGACATTTCCGGTAGTGGCGAGCTAGGCGAAGTTCTAGCCTTTTTGAATTGGTTCGCCGACCAGGACTATCGGTATTTAGTAATGATCGCCGGGAACCACGATTTCATCTTTCAAGAAAACCCCGAGCTGATGGCGGAAGAATGCAAAAAGAGAAATATCATCTATTTGAACGACTCGGGAGTAGAGATCGAAGGAATAAAATTCTGGGGATCTCCGATTCAGCCCTGGTTTCACGACTGGGCGTTTAACCGTGGTCGCGGACCAGAAATCAAAAAGCACTGGGATCTCATCCCAGAAGACACCGAGGTTCTGATCACCCATGGGCCTCCGTATCTCATTTTGGACGGCGTTCCCCGCGCAGGTGGTTGGGAAGAAAACGTTGGATGCCAAGACCTGTACGATCGCATCATTCAGACTAAGATAAAACTCCATGTTTTTGGCCACATACACGAGGGTGCAGGCTACAGGTACTTTGAGGGCCGCACCTACGTCAACGCCTCTTCCCTAGATGGAATGTACATGTTCGAAACACCCGGATACAGGCGCGTAGTGCGTGATATTGCAGGGGAATATTTCGTAGAAACTGAAGTAGCCTAATCTTTAGGGTGATTCCCTGTATGTGTTGGCATTTCGCCAATGTTCATAGCAGGTTAAACCTTTAAGGAGTTTAAAATGGCAAGTCAGGCACTTTCTAAGAATGAGATGAGACGTTTAATTATCGCTCTCGCAAGCGCACCTGTCGGCAATTCTGTTGCTGACAAGATCGAAGCGGGTAACGGGTTGGCAGGACAGTCCGGTTGGAGCATCGCAGCTGCAATCGTCGCTACTTCTACCAGCACTACGACCAACTTTGCGGCTCTTGCGGTTGGCGATAAGATCGTCGCTATTCCGGCTGTCGCTGGAACGGCGTACTTCGAGACCGTTGTTACTGCAGGCACGAAGCCTTCGGCAGCTACCATCGGCAATCTGTACGTTGTGCTCCGCGCCTTCTCGGCACCGACCGCACACGCGCTCGAGCTGTAATTTTTAATTAAAACAGCTAATTATGAATTAGTAGGGGTCTGTGGCGCTGCCGCAGGCCCCTTTTTTTTCGAACCTTGCGATCAAAGCTGAAGCTGCGCCAGCTGGCGGACGGTCATCGACCAGGTTACCAGTCTCAAGGGCGTCCACAATAATGCCAATACAGGCCAGGGCGTGCGCCAGGTGAGGCTTTTGACTGTCGGCTGCCACCTCTTCCCGAGAATCGAACCAAGCCTTCAAATGGCGCTCTGCGGCAGCCACATAAATAGACGCAATCACCTTGTTTTGCCGCCAGTTATAAGGGCCGTACTTTCGAGCCCCATCTTCCATGGCGAGCGCCTGATAGATCACGCTTGAAGCAGGAACCAGATTCAGCTGCACTTTCTTGATACCGAGCAGATCCTTTGGGTTAGTTCCCAGGAGCGCAGCCTTGGTTTCCGTTTTATTCTCTTCAGACATGTCTATCTCCTTTGTAGATTTTTATACTCAAAACTTATTAAGTGTGACAATCTTACTGTATATGTCGATAAGATCAAGGGCAAAATGGACCAAAGAAGACATTCTCATTGAAGCACGGCGATTTGCATCAAAAAAAGAATGGGAAAAAACGTCCGGATCTTCCTATAACGCTGCCAGGAATGGCGGCTATATGCAAGAGGCTTCTTCTCACATGAAAAGACCTACTATTCACAACAAAAAATGGACAAAGGATAAAGTTGCTGAAGAGGCTCTAAAATACTTGAGCAAAGTACAATGGCAAAAAGAATCTTCCGGATCTTTTTTGGCCGCCTACAGGAATAGTTGGATACAAGAAGTTTCCTCTCATATGAAATCTTTTAGAGGTTGCTGTGACTCAGAGAAGCAAATACTTGACCTTGTGAGGTCTCATTATCCCAAAGCAAAAACTACAAGGTTTAAAAATAATGACAAAAACTTTTCTTTCAAGAGAATGGAAATAGACGTTTTTATTCCGGAAATAAACAAGGGTATAGAATTTGACGGAGAGTACTGGCATAGACCGGAAGTTCTTCGCGTAAACAGGCCAAGTTGGACTGAATCAGAAATTCAAAACTACAGCAAAATCAAAGATTTATTCTTCAAAAGCAAAGGAATAGAAATAATGCATGTAAGCGAAACTATTTGGAATTCATCCAAAGAATACTGTATCAAGGCAATCTTAATGTTTATAGGAGTATCTGGATAATGGCACGTTTATATGCAAAACCGATCATCACTTGGTGCAATGTTAACCAGTACGCCTTCGGCAATCAGTGGATTGTCAGAGCTGGCGACCCTCTCACGCTTTACTTCCAGATCGTGGACACTGACCAAGCGATCAGCGGCAACAACCAGGGAATCGGCATTTTTAGCGGAATCACGCCTGTCGGCACGACCGCTGGCCTTCGCTACCTTCTGGGCATTGGTTCGTCTAATCAACCCTATGGTATCACGGTTACGTTTCCTTCGATAGACAGTTCGAAAACGCTCACTGCCACCGCTCAACAAGCAGACCCGAATGACAGTTCCATTTGGAAGGTTTCTTTGCCTGCGAGCCAAATTCCCTCTGGCGGAAACGTCCAGTTCGCTATCCAAGAAGGTAGTGCAATTCGTAGGTTCAGTGTTGTCAACATGATCGGCGTAGAAGATCCCACGAACGACGGGAGCTGCTAATGGCTGATTTTACCCAAACAAAAGACTATGGTACTGCGATGTACCCGGTTCACGCCCTGGCTACGTCAGGGTTGATGAGACGAGTCGAGCCAATACTTACGCCGGAACAGCTAAAGAGCAGATTATTAAAAGGCATTCCTCTGTTTTTCTCAAACGGAGATACCTTCTCAGATGACGAACTAAAAGACCGCATCTACTTGGCCTCGAACGCCGCAGAGCTTCAACTCAAGACGACACTGACCAGAGAGAGTCGCCAAGAAAAGCTCCCGTTCAAGCAGGAAGACTACAAGGCGTACATCCACCTGACCGCAGAACAGGGTCCGATCGTAAGCATCGAGCATTTGGCCATCGTCAGCGCAGACAAGAATACCATCTTCGAGATTCCGCCTACTTGGATCGAAACTTCCAACTTTGCTAAGCGCATCATCAACGTTATCCCGCTTTTGGCGGCATACGGCGTCAACAGCGTTCAAGGCGCAGTCGGAAACGCAGGCATTGCATTCTTGACTGTTATTGACGGTCTGAATTGGGTTCCAGCTTACTGGCAAATCAACTATACTAGCGGTATCTCAAACAAAGAAGGGAAAATCCCGACTGTTGTGAACGAACTCATTGGTTGCATTGCGGCCATCGACATTCTGAGCGAAATTGCAGCTACGTTCATTCACACTTCTCAGAGTCAGACTCAAGACGGGATTTCTCAGTCGTCTAGCGGCCTAGGCCCCAGGATCTATATGATTCGAATTGAAGAGCTAGAGAAGAAACGTACTACATTGGAAGCTCAGCTCAGAACCATTTTTTCAAATAAGTTCATTATCGGGAGCTTCTAATGGGAAAACTTGGCGAGGGCGTGCATGACATCTACAAAGAACGCGCTGCCGCTGGCGGCGACGTGCTTTGGTATGTGACGATCAAAGGTCAGAGCGAACTTGCTCCTGGCATCCCTCTCCATATGTCTCTGAAAGTGTTCCTTGATAAGAAGGACATGGACCTGAAAGAAATCAAGGCCAAGGTGAAGAAGTTCGATATTCAGACTCCAGATCCCAAGAAGCTCAAGTACAATACGACCATCTTCACATCTAAACGCGATGGCAATAAGTACTACATGCTCAAGCTTGAGGGAACCGACAAGTCCTATGAAGACTTCTACAACAGCATGAAGCATGTCGGCACCGTCTATGAAAAGTTCATGCCCCATATCACGATAGACAAGGGCCTCTACGACAAGATCAACGAAGAAGGTATCAAGCCCGAAGAAGTCACCTTCGATCATCTTTCCATTGAGGCTGGATCTGGCAACACGGTCCATACGTTCGAGAAGTCAGAGCTTCTGACTCCGACAATTGTCAGGGAAACGATCATGCTCGATCTGTCGCTAATGACTGGCCATAAAAAGGCTGCCTTTCTTCCGGACGAATTTTTAGAAAATTATTTGAAAGATAACCCAGGCCTGAAAGAAAAGGTCATCGAAAAGCATGACCAGAGACTTTCGCATCATTTTGGCGGAGACCTAGAACTCATCACGTTTGCTTGGGAACACGGCCTGGATAAGGCCTACGCACATAAGCACAGGAAGTAACATGGACATTACACCAAACGAAATCGCAAGTATTGAAGACGCCGGAACCCTAAACGGACATCCGGTTCAACTTATAAGGCTTAAGGGCGGGTTCTGGGTTGCCACTGGCAAGCCAAGAGGGAAGTACCGAACCGAAGCTATCGCTGCCGGATCGCATCCCGCTATCGTCAAATTCAATATCGAAAAGACCTACCCTGACTATCAACCGGCCCTCATGAAGTCTGAAAACTTCGTAGAAGGGATCGTCGAGAAGCACTCTCACTTTTTGAGCGAAGACCTCAGAAAGAGCGGCCATGACATCTACTCGGTTCAGGAAGGACCGTCCATAGACTTCCATATCACCAAGCAGAACATCAAGCTGGCCTCAGTCAGCGGCGTGGTTGAAAACAACTTTGTTGTGATCTCTGATCTCAATATCCCGAAAGAATTTAGCAGAGGCCTTGCGGGAGCAGCTGTTGAGAAGGCAGCATCTTGCAATCTTGGCCTGAGGTTTAAGAGATAATGTGCGTCAAGATCATTAAGGACCAGTTCGAAGTCGCTTACGACGTGACTAAACCAATCGAAGAACAGATCAGCGGGTCTGACCAGGTTGTCGTGAACTATGATCCAAACGATGCCAGCATAGAAAAATTTCTCCAAGAGATGGAAAGGCTATGTAACAGCGGGGCGTGCGCCAGTTTCGGAGTGGAGTTCAATTACAAAGACAGTCTGAACGGCTTCAAGGTAAGAAAACAGATCAAGGAATTTCACAAAGGTATGGCGATTAACGACCTAATTAGTCGGATAGTCCTCATGCAGGCAGAAACTGACAAAAAACTTAGCGAAATTACCAAAGCGTGCTTTGGCACTAGGATATAAACGGGCATGTCCAACAGACCGCCGAAGGGAAGACAAGTTGATACAATCAACAGATACTCCCCTCAAGAACAACAGTCATTTGACCTGAACAGGCTGGATACTTTCGTAACCAGCTTGGGTGTGGATTTCCACCATTTCAAGGCCATGCCTAGCCCTATCGGTCAAAATGATAGAGGGGATCTTCGCAGAAGCGACGGCGTAGACACGATTACGTCTAACGGTATGCTGTATCGCTGTGCAGGAAGGTTCACCGCTACTATGACCGACAATAGTCGAGAGCAGAAAAGAAGTAGCGGCGGTGTGCTCGACCCATCTGAGTCGAGACTCGTGATGCCTCGCTTCTACAACGATCCGAACAGTCCAGGGACTGCTAGCGGCGACCGCATTTATTTAATGCCAGGCGATAGGGTGTACCTCGCAGATCCCACCGCTGATACCTTAGTGGCGAACGCTCATAAAATGGATTATCAGCCAGACGTTGACAACGAGCCGGTTTTTCCGATCGTGAAACTAGAGGGCGTAATAGTTGACAGTCGAAATATAGAATACACCGAGGGCGCCGATTTCTCTATCACCTCTGCTGGCAGCATCCGTTGGAATAAAGGTGGCCGAAATCCTGGCATTGATCCAAATACTGGAAAGGGAAGGGTTTATTCAGTCCGATACCTTTACAAAGCCTTCTACTACGTGGTGGCTATTCCAAAAGAAGTCAGAGTGACCAATATCACAACCGGTGGGGTACGTGCCCCTGAGAGAATGGCATATCACGCTATTATTGTTAGAGAATATATTTTTCACCAACAGAATAGGGGCGATAAGCTCAACCAAAATAAGTCAAAAACACCAGAAAGAGTGGCAGCTGCGCCTATTCAGCCCATAAATCCCAATAAATTCATCATTCCTGTTGATATGGCTACCATAGGGGACGATGAGGGACAATCTTAGTCATATGAAAGTATGTATCAAATGTAATAAAACCAAAGAGTTATGTCTATTTTCTAAAGATAAAACTAGAAAAGATGGACTATTTTCTTATTGCAAAGAATGTAAGAAAATAGAAAACTCAGAATTACTTGGCTGCTCTCTAGAACGTCTCAAGGCTCACTTGGAATCTCTATTTCAACCTGGAATGACGTGGGAAAACTACGGTCAATGGCAAATTGATCATGTTTACCCGCTGTCTAAGTCAAAATCTCTGGAACATCTAGAAACTCTTTTTCATTACAGTAATTTACAACCATTGTGGGCAGCAAAAACTTGTTGAAAAGTAATAAAGTTGAGGAATTAATAAATGTCTAAAATCATCAGAACCATTCCGGGCAATCACGTACAAGATCCATCGACCGTCGCGACGCTAGAGTACAGTAAATCGGCTGGCGCTCAAAAAGTGTCAGAAGTCGGCAGACACTTGATCCCGATTCCTTACATCAGCGGCGGAGTCACTGCTTACACGACTGACGCCACTACGGCAAAGAGGCTTCCTAATGCCGGTCTTTGTCTTGCTGTGTACAACAACGCAGCCGCTGTGGGCTCTATCACTCTAGGAGCAACAAATTCTGCGCCTACTGTTTTGGCCTCTGGCGTTACGGATGCGTCCGGTAATGTCGGCATTCCGTGCGCTCCAAACTCTTGGACGTATATCGCTTGCGACAATAATGTTTGGGTGATCGCTAGCGCGGCAACCCTGCTCACCTTTATCGTCGATGACGAAACGTCAGTGAAAACCGAAGTTCTATAAGGAATACCCATGGCCTCCGGCGCTGAGTACTTTCTGAAGAAGGCTTTGGGTGAGGACTTTATGGAGTCCTTGCAGAAGTTCGAGCTTTGGAAACCAGGAACGAAGTCAACTGTTGACCACGAGGAGATCTGCACGGCTCTCCAGATCGTTCCGCGTACTATTATCTCCATGCTCATCAAAGAGCTTGCGCCTATGGCCATTGGCGAAAACAAAGTAATCAATCTATTAGTGGCCGAGAACGCCGTTATTAATATCACCAAACACGAACGAGACGTGTACAGTGGCGACATTTTGAAAGATAACGTAAAGATCGTAGATTTCAAGTTCCGATCCATCCCTGGCGTTGGTCTAGTCATCATGAGTGCCTTCGAACTCTACGACATGGAGAACCTGATCAATAGGCCACAGCACGGCCAGGTTCACACTCACGACTACTCAGATAATATCCAAAAGATGATCGACGAGCGCCTAGCATTACACGATCTGGTAAATCAGGTAGTCGAAAAGAAGATACGCCAGAGAGATGCTGTCCATAACCTTCTCCTTAGTAGAATCACCGAAGAACTGGAAAAAGCCAAATTTGAAATTGGCAACGCTCGCGCAACAGCTGACTTCGCACACGAAAGGATTGGTAAGCTTCGTGACGGCACCATGGACGAAAGGCCGCCTAAAATAGCTAAAACCGAAGCTCCAAAAAAGAAAACACGTCCGCTAGACGAATTTCTACAGAAAAGACAAAAGAAGAAAGAGTATAGCGTAGTGATGGCAAAGGGCGAAACGGTAGGATGCCCTGATTGTGGCAAAAATATTTTTGACGGCAAGCTTTTCTCGGGATGCGTATGTCTAGGTGCTGATATGGATCGCAAGGTATTCATTAAAAAGAGCGAAGACGGAATCAAGGTTCGTTTCAGTAAGGGATGGGACGAAGAGAACATCGAAATGCTACTAGAAGTGCTTAGGAGAAAACATGAGTAAAATGTACCTAAGCTACGACGGCGACGGATGTGGCAAGAAAGTCGGCAGAGCCATCATGGCCAACGACGAACAGGCGCTGCATGAGATTTCAGCCAAGATCGATCTTGGCCATGAAATAGTCAAGCATTGGGTTGCCAAACAAGGCGGCAAGGTTATCTCTGGAGGCGGCGACGAGGGATCGTTTACGCTCCCCAAGGACGCTATCGCCCATATTGGTGAACTCAGAAAAGACTATCACTTTGCTACTGGAATTACTATTTCGGTAGGATGTGGCAGATCTCTCTCGGAAGCTGGCAGGTCACTCTTGGCCGCCAAGTTTCGCGGTAAAGATCAAGTGGCTTTCTACGATGAAAGCGTTGAAAAGGACATTCGAAAGGCCCGCAGCAATGTGAAAAAGGGCAAGGCATCTCAAGAGGAGTATAAGCTCGCTGAGGCCTACCTCGAAAAGGCGGAAAATATGGCAAACGAACAGAAGCCAGCTGCGGCACCCGAGCAGCATGTTGATTGTAAATTTTGTGAACAAAGCGATGGTTTGGACCCTACGCATTGCAGATTCTGTCATCAGAATGACGACAAGATGTCTGATGGCTGCCCATTCTGTGAGCAGAATAATGGCGGAGCAGCTGCAGGTGCCGATTGTCCTTATTGCAAGGAATCTGCGGCTGGAACTGCCTGCCCGTTCTGTGCAGCTGACCCTTCGATGGCGATGGACAGTCCTGCACAGGGTCCGAAGCAGCCTGAAATTGCATCAATGGATGACCATGCAGCTGAACAGATCGCCAGAATCAGTTCTCCTGACTCTACTAACGAGTCGGCTCCTGCTGGATCTCCTGAAGAGAAAGAGCAAGCTAACGCGATGGGGATGAATCCTCCGCTTCAAGGAAAGCCTGAAATTGGCGATAACTCTCCGGCTGGTGTTGGCGCGGCAAATCCTGCAGACGCAGGTGCTCCGCTAGCAGAGGATAGTCCAAATCAATTACCTCCTTCTCAGACCAAACAACCAATCACAGACGAAGGCGCTCACTCTAAAGAAGCCTTGCAGACCATTGCCCAACAGATCGAGACCGAGACCGTAGAGGGTAATCCAGAAGACAAAGCTATTGCCAACCAAACTGACGACACGCAAATTGTCGGAAACGAAATGGAAGGCAATGTTAGTCGTCCGGGTGGCTATGAAGCGAATACTCCTGCGGACACTGGTCTCGATGGGGCGCATCCAACAGAAGAATCGAATGAACCTGATCTCTCTGGCGTTCTCAAAGAAGGCCTGGATGATCACGCCAATACTATGCAACAGGAAAAGGCCAGGACCATGATTGGTCAGGCGCTTCAAGGTTTCAAGGCCAATAAGCAATTCTTGGAGCAAGCCAAAACCGCTAACCCAGGTTTCTACGCAGCTAGTATCGCAATGCTTGCGGCTATGATCAACATGGCTGACATGCTCGGTCTACGTGGTCCCATGGCTGCTCAGCCAGGCGCACCTGGCGAGGGTCAGGCTGGTATCGACATGGAAGCTGCTGGGCAGGCTCAAGCGCAAGCGGGCGAAGAAAACGACTGGCACGATCCATTCCCAACGCATCCTGACAAAGGCGGACAGCAAAAACCTGGACACCATGCAGCGGCCCAGGGGGACGCTGCTCAAGACCCAAAAAACGGTTCGCCAGTAGGTCAACCTATTGGCAAGCTACCTTCTAAAAATACAACGAAGCACGTAGCTAGGAATCCTTATCCACCTGGAGCGATCAACGAAAAGGGTCAGCAAAAGGTCATCGATCCAAAAACTGGCAAGACCAGATGGATCGACAGGAAACAGGGCATGGTTCAAAGCCCAACTGGCGTTCCTATTAAGCCTCCAAAGGCCAAGGACGAGAATGAGCAGCAACAGCCTAAAGGTTAAAATCGACGTAGACTCGTTGGCCAAGCAATTTGGCAACTACGCAGTCGAAATCAAAGAAGACCTGATGAAGGGCGTCCAACGATTGGCCGCTGCTACGAAGGCGCACGTCGTTGAACAGGCCGAGCAAGAGCTTACATCTGCCACATTCCTGAAGTTCGAAAAGAACGTAGGTCTGGACGATGTGGCTCCCGGCATTTGGGTTGTCAGTATCGACGAAGAGGCTCTGTGGATAGAAGAAGGTATTGAGCCCAACTTCGACATGAAGCCTGGATTGCTGAAGAACGCAAAGAAGACCTCAAAAGACGGGTATAAATACCAAGTCATTCCTTTCGACCAGGGTAAGAGTAAGACTTCTGCGACCGGTTACGAATTTAACTTGAGAGAAAGAGTCAGGACTGCCCTCAAGAAAGAAAAAATTCCATTCAAGAAGATCGAAAATGATCCCAACGGAAACCCTCGCTTAGGACTACTGCACAGGATCAATATCAGAAGCGAAATTCCAGGCAAGGGCAACACGCCTGTACTTCAAGGAGTCTCTGTATATCAAACACTTACTCAAACTGGCAACGTTCGCCGTGATATAATGACTTTTCGCACCGTATCCGGAGGACCAGCGAGCGCAGGGAAATGGTTTCACCCTGGTTATGACGCTAAGAAGTTTTTGGATAGAGCACAAGCTTGGGCAGAGAACGAATGGGAGCAGACTATCCTGCCGATGATAATGGATAAGTACGGGAAGTAATATGTCGGGTATTTTTCAGGGCGACATCATCATCAAGACTGCGATCGAGCTTGGCATAGAAGATATGCGTAAGAATCCGTGGCTCATTGATCATATGCTGAGCGATCTGGTCAACATTTCCTACTTTACCGACAAGTACGGTCAAAAGCAAGTCGATGCCTGCAAAGAATGGATCAAGAACAACAAAATCGAAGTTGTGATGCGTGGCCGTGACGATAAAGACAAGCCGCCCTACGTGACGATCCAAATTGGTCCGAGCAACGAAAAATCTGAAATGAAGACGATGGCGGACCAGTCTACAGAGACTACTCTGCTTCTCCCCAATAAGATCGGCAAGCCAATTCCTTTCATAGTGAAGCCGTTTACTCCGGTATCCTACGATGACGAGACCGGCTACCTAACCGTCGATTCCAGCCTGGATCTGAGCGGAGTGTCAGTGGGAATGATTCTCGTCAATCCGGCTAACGGCAACGGTTTCATTATCAACGAGCTGCTACCGAATACCATCGTTATCGAACCGGGAATGGAAATCGCATCGGCTGAGTTCGCGATCGTCCCGCAGTATCAATACTATGAGGCCAGGATCGAGAAGTCCCATTTCGACGAGACCTACCGTATTGGCTGCCATGCTCACGGCGATGCTCAGAACCTACTGTTTTTGTGGAGTATTGTTAAGTATTCGATCCTACGCTATAGGGAAAGTCTGCTAGAGGCCAACGGCTTCGCAGAAAGCACTATCAGCAGCGGCGAACCTGGCTTTGACGAATCGTTCACCACGGACGGCGGCGAGAAGGTTTTCGTCAGATTTTTGACCTTGAACGGACAGACGGAAAATAATTGGATCAAGTCTCCTCGCAGAGTCATCGAAGTCATTGCTTTGAAAAGAAAGACAACTAATGGTTTTGTTGGGGGAATTAACATCCTCAGCAACCTGAACACTCCTGCGTCCATCGATCCCACAGAAGAAAACTGGCTAACCAAGCAAGAAGACGAAGAATCTTAAGCCTATGCCAGCATTCATCAAAACACCCGCAGACGAGCACAAATGGAACGCCATCAAGCATTCCGTAGCAAAGCAGCGCGGCAAAAAGGTAGAAGACTTTACCGATCGGGATTGGGCTACCGTGAATGCCGCATGGCATAAATCAGAAGGGAACATGGTCGAGTTCCAGAAAATCATGAAATCCATTTCCATCCCCAACCCTGCCAGAGTGGGCATCCCATCAGTAAAAACCCCTAAAACCAAGAAATTACCTAGTCCTGGGGCAAAACCTTCTGTGTTCTTTAAGTCGGAACCTGAGGAATTTTCCGAAGTTAAGCATCCAACTCTTTGTAAACTCAGAGATTTTTTAGGGAAGAGACATAGGCAGACCTAATCTTTCTAGTGTAACACGAGGTTTAAGTATGGCATTTGAAAAGCATTATACGGCGAAACAGGCAGCCCAAGCAGTTTTGAAGAAAGCTCAAGAGCTGCTTGCAAAGTCTGAGTTTGCTAAGGCCGAGAAAAGCAAACACGATCGCTGTGTTGAGCATGTCAAAGAAAACAGCCCTGGCGTGAATAACGCGCATGCTGTTTGTGTTGCGGAAGGCGTCAAGCCCGCTAGCTGGAACAAGTCCAAAGCAAAGATGGATCTCATCAAAAGCGGAATGAGCCCGAATGCCGTGGAAGCTGCGCTTGCCAAGTACGAAACTGAAAATTCAAAGAAACTCGGTTACAAGCTTCCGGAAGCAGGCAGGAACGAAAAGGAATCAGAAAGAACTGACGCAGACTATAAAGTCGAACCTTCGTGCCCTCACAATGCTGCTGGTCCTGAGTCTCCTGCGAGCCATTCGCACCCAGAAGTTCAAAAGAGCGAACAAGACAGACTCCGCCCTCAAACCAATCCTATGAAAAATCCTAAGGAACAGGCGGAAGGTAATAACGAGTTAGCAGGAACGACTCCTACTCAAGTTGGTCAAGACGGAAAGAACCTTCCTGGATATGACGAAATGAAGGGCCATCTCAAGCTAGCCAAATTTATCGGCAGGATGGAGCACAAGCGCACTAAAAAGCCAGGACTACCGGTGTAATCATGGCCAGAAAAGAATACAGCGCGAAAGAATCCAGCGCAAAGGAACCAAACGTGAAAGAAACGATGACGATCGAAGAAGCTAGGGCATATAGAGTTTCGCAATACAAGCCCAAGGCTCCTGTCCTCTCCGATCGAGAAAAGAGAGAGAAGTTCAGAATCTTCTGGGCCCAAGAAAGAGCCAAGTACGGCAAGCCCAAGAATCTGGAAGAAATTTTGTGGACGCATCTGACAGCTGCAAAGCTTAATGCCCCGGAAAAGTTCGAAGAAGGTATCAAACACTTCGGACTGAAAAAGTTAGGTAATTAAGGAGAAAGAAAATGTCTCAAAGACTAGTAACTTCGCAAATCAATACGAACATCCCAGATGCATATCCGTTCATCACGGTTCAGTCTGTTCCGTCGAACCTAGGGGCATCCGGCATTCTCGTCATTTTCGGTGAAGCCGATGGTGGCGATAGCTACCAGAACGTTGTTCTCAAGAACAACAGCTTCGGCCCAAATCAATTGAACAAGGTGAAACAGCAATATGTCAGCGGTCAGATCGTTGACGCATTCTCTGCGCTCGCCTCTCCTTCCAATGATACCGACATCACTGGCTCGGCAAACCTCATCTATATCGTTAAGACCAACCAGGGCACCAAGGCTTCGGCTGTGGTTCCTACCCTGTACGGTACCTTCATGGATAAGAACTGGGGCGTTCCTGGCAACAAGTACAGTTTCCAGATCACTTCCATCGCTGCAGAAGTTGCTCCGACCCTATCTGGTGGAACAATTGCCGCACTCGGCGCACCTCTTAACGGAACCAGCTTCACGATTCGCCTAGAAGGCGGAGCGGAAACGGTTGTTACACTGAGCGGAACTGCCGGGGACCACGATACGATTCCTCATTTGGTTCAGGAACTCAATGAGTATACCTTCACGGTTACCTCTGCTAACGCTACGGCGGGTGCAACGTACACCAACAACGGTCAGACCTTTACGGTCCTGGCTACGATTGTTGCTGGTACTACGCTGCTCTGCTCTGGCACTGGCGCTCCGCTGGCTTCTGGTACCCTGACTAAGACAACTGGAACTGGCGATGCTACGATCACCTTCTCGGCTTTCAGCAGAAAGCTCCCTGAAGGTATCTCGGCTTCCGCTGGGGCCGCGCCTACCTCTATCGCTTTGACCATCGATGCTGACTCAAGCGCTTATGGTAAGGGCTGGGGCAAGAGCTTTGAACTATTCGATTCTACCCCTGGCGATCTATCCGCTCTCGGACTGACAGCAGGACTCTACACCTCTTCTGTTGAACCGGGTGTTGAAATCGGCGTGTTCCGTCCTGATATCGGCCTCAGCCAGGCAATCGATGTGAACGCGCAAATCGCATTCACGATCGGGTATCTTGGAACCACGGCAACTCTGTCGATCTCTGGCACCAGCCTGACTACGACTGTTACCGGTGGATCTGGAACCAATCTGACCATCGATATGAGTCAGTATAGGACCGTTGCTGACCTCGCAGGGTTCATCAATTCGCAGACCGGCTATACGGCTGCTGCTACCCCGGCTGGTCAACAGAAAGCGCCTAGCGCACTCGACGTTGTTACCACGATCGGCATTGCTTCGACTGGCTCTGGCTTGATGCCTGGCCGAGTGAAGTCTGCCGCTTCTGCGTTCAGCACGGCTGCAAACAACTCTGCTCTGGAATTCGAAGCAACCAGCCCTGCTGGTCTTTCGGGCCTTCCGGCTCCGATGGCTTCTCCGGTCTTCTTGTCTGGTGGAGCACGAGGCGCTACGCTCGCAGCTGATATCGTTGCTGCTCTTGCTCAGCTTCAGGCTATTCAGTGCAACATCATCATCCCGCTGTTCTCTCAGGATGCGGCTGATGACACCTTGCTCGGACTGACTGACTCTAGCTCGACCTACACGATCGCTGCAGTTAACGCTGCTACGAAGAACCATTGCATCAATATGAGCACGCCTGAACTCAAGCGTAATCGCTCTGCAATCATGTCCATTCTGGACACGTACGAGAACGCAAAGGCGCAGGCTCAGGGGCTCGGTAACTACCGTTGCTCTCTGACCATGCAGGAAGCTTCACAGGTCAACTCTGTTGGCGTGATCACTGTCTTCCAGCCTTGGTATACCGCATGTGTTGCAGCAGGTATGCAAGCAGGTGGATTCTACAAGGCCATCGTAAACAAAGCCGCAAACGTGATTAGCTTCACCGATCCAGCTGGGTTCGACTCTGGCGATCCGGCAGACATCAGCGATGCTCTGAACGCAGGCCTTTTGTTCTTGTCGGCAGATACGACCAGGAACTACTGGGTCAGCGACCAGACGACTTACGGGCTCGATACCAACTTCGTTTACAACAGCATCCAGGCCGTTTACGGTTCGGACCTGTTGGCACTCGACCTGGCTCAGAGCTTCAAGCTCAACTTCGTTGGTAAGTCTCTTGCCGACGTGGATGCAGCTGCGGGTCTCGCATACCTCGCCCAAAAGATGGACGGGTATAAAAAGATCAAGCTCATCGCTTCCAGCAACGATGCACCGCTTGGTTACAAGAACCAGCACATTGAAATCAATGGACCTGAAATGGATGTCTCGGTTGACATTAAGCTCGCAACGGCGATCTACTTCATCCCGATCAACATCAACATCAGCCAAGTCCAGAGCGCTGCGTAATTTAGGATAAGGAGATAGCATATGCCATCGAAAGTTTTAACCGGTGCAAGAGCAAAGATCTACGTCAACAACAAGTTGGTCGGGATCTATGAAACCTGCACGTACAACATGAACATCGGTACGGAGCCGATTCATCTTCTTGGCCGTTACAGCCCAGACGAAATCACTCCTACCTCCTACGAGGCAGTTACCATTTCTTGTGGTGGCTTCCGAGTCGTTGGTCAAGGGCCTCACGTCCTTCCCGCAGTTCCGAAACTCCAGGATCTTCTGACCCTGGACGGTGTGACCCTCGCGATCGTTGATCGTCAGTCGGGCCAAACCATTCTGACGGCTATCGGGTGCGTGCCTAACTCGTACAATGGCAATCACAATGCTCGCGCTACGAGCCGTATCACGATCAATTATACGGGCCTCAGACTCAGCGACGAGGCGGGAGATCAAGACGAGGGAGGCGCCGTAAGTCTGCCATAACGCTAGACTTTATCTCCTTTTAGGAGATTTTGCGCTGCCCACAAAGGCTGTAAATTTGAAAAGTGAGAAAGAGCGTAAAGTTCTTTCTCACTTTTTGCTTTTGATAGCGGCACTATATGGTCTACGTGCCACCCGTACAAACCGTGGTTTTCCCATGTCATGCCTGGCTGAAACTTAGATTCCAGATATTTTTTCAACTCTTCCAAAGAGCATCCTAAATAATGACTCAAAGAGTTATTTTTATTCCATCTACTCTTTCTCAACTCTTTGTTAATTCTTTTTCTAATATTCGATCTGAGCCTAAACAAAGGATCTTCGATTAATCTTTTCTTAGAGTATTCCCTGTTGTATTCTCTTATCTCCAATTGTTTTGAAGACTTATACTCTTTGGATTTGACATTTTCCACAATTTTATTACTAGAATAATATTTAGATCTATACTCCTTGATTTTACTCTTGTTTTTGGCCCTATAGGCAGCTTTAATTGATTTTTCCGACAAATATCGGCAGGTATTACATTCCGAACGAAAGCCATCCCTAGCAGCAGGTCTTTTGCCAAAAAACACAGTATCCTTGTTTTCTTTACATCTTGAGCATCTCTTCATCCTTACTAAGATTAACACGATATTATTTTGTTGCAAGACCTAATCTCTATGATAGAGTAATTTTATGAAAACGAACTATCGCCCGCAACATCTCGATAATAACCAAGAGGAACCTCTGATGTAGGGCTGCGTTCACCATTTCGAATTGAACCAAGCCCTCCGTCGAAAGACCGAGGGCTTTTTGCGTTTCTAGAGGTCAAGTTTTATGGAATTTTACAAACAGTGCGTTTTACAGTCAGGCAATACTCAAACCGTCGGATGGATCGAGGAACGAGGTGCGAAGGTAGGCTTCAGCGTCACGCTAGAGGATTGCCCTGGCCAATGGTGGAAGGTGATCGAAGTCGGGTCTATGCGTATACCTAAGGATGAAGCGCATGACCTAGAAAGGGATTACCTCAATCAACGAAAAGCATCCGACATCAAAAGCGGAAGCAGGGAGAGATTTTAAGATCGTCGCAAGAGCGACAACAAGATGGTAGTAGCGCAGTCTGGTCAGCGCACTTGATTTGGGATCAAGGGGTCGAGGGTTCAAATCCCTCCTACCATACCATTCAACAAGCTTGGAGAGGTGACTGTCGGCTGGTCACAACGGTCTGTAAAACCGTCGTCCTTAATTGGGCCTCGGGGGCTCAACTCCCTCCTCCTCGACTTCGATAAAGGTGCCAAGGTTTCCGCCTTGGTTAAACGGGCGACCGGACCACGCCAACGGCCCAGAATCGAGAAAAAGATATAGCGCGGTAGTTTAGTGGTAAAACTACGGTCTTTGAAACCGGAATCTATAGGGTTCGATTCCCTGACGCGCTGCCAAGTAGGAGATAGTTTAAGTGGCTAAAACCGCAGGCTGTGAACCCGCTGATGAGGGTCCGAATCCCTCTCTCCTGACCAATTTTTGCTCCCGTGGTGGAAAGGCAGACACACTGCGCTTAGAACGCAGCGCTCGCAAGGGCATGAAGGTTCAAATCCTTCCGGGAGCACCAGAATTGCCTTCGTCTACTGGCTAGGACGCCTGGCTTTCACCCAGGGAAAACGGGATCGATACCCGTAGGCAATACCAAAATTTACGATGCGCAGTAGCTCCAATGGTAGAGCGGCTGGCTGTTAACCAGAATGGTTCGAGTCCAACCTGCGCAGCCATAATCCAGCCAGTCCAGCCACAATCTTCATAAAATGAAGAATTGTCAAAGACCAAATTGTCCTGAATTTAACCCACAGCCCCTCTCTTCCTTCACTAAAAACAGGACTAGAAAGGACGGACATCATCAGTGGTGTAAAACTTGTGTTAGGAAAAACGATCAAAAAAGAGGTGCGATCAAAAGACTTCGAAAAAGTCCCTACTTGAAATATAGAAAGGACCGCTGCGAAATCTGTTCTTTTATTCCAGTTCATCCAAGTCAGCTAGATGTTGACCATATTGACGGAAATCATGAGAATAACGATCCTTCAAATCTCAAAACAATGTGTGCAAATTGCCATAGACTGAAGACTTTCTTGAATAAGGACTACTTGAAGAAACCGTAATCTTTATAGTATCCAGCTAGATGGCTAGCACGGTTTCCTTAGAAGGCTAAGGATTTCAGAGGATTGGGCATGGCATTTGAGAAGAATTGGGCAGCGGTGTCCCCGCAAGCCTTTACAGCTGATGGAAACATCTTCGGCCAAATCACTCTGGCTAACACTGCCGGTTTCCGAGTAAAACAGTCCGCCTACCTCAAAAACACTGCCGGTGCGACCCTTCCTGTCCAGGTCAAACGCGTCCTTTCGTCCACCACGCTCGTGGTTGGCCTTATAGACAACAATATAGCCTCCTGGAAGCCTTTGGACATCTCCACCTGGACCGTGGCCTCTGGAGCCGTCATTGGCGCTGAATCGCAGGATAAGAAGGCTAATCCGTCTCCTGACGACCACTACAGAGCTGTCTACGAAGCCGATCCCGTCGTAGCTGACAGAGTGATCTTTGTCGATCAGTATGGCAATTTCTACGACGCCAACAACCCTCTTCCAATTGCTTTCGATGGCACAATTAGTATCGGCGACGTGGTTATTCACGGCACCAATGGAAACACCATTGAGCCCAATGCCGATGGTTCGATCAACGTTAACATCATCAACACCCCGGTGGCCGGTAATACCGTGGTAAATAGGTATGCTGAAGCAAACGCCGTCGTATCTGGGGCCACGACTACCGTCGTTCAATACACGCTGCCTTTGATCAAAACCAGTGGCGTCCTGCAACGCATCTCGGTTTCCGGCGAAAATATCGCAAAATGGACCGTTTTCATTAACGCAGCGCAGATAGACACGCGCAGGACTTTCTACGGAAGTTCGCTCAGTGAGTATTTCGAATTCATCACCGGAGGCAGCGACGGGGTGGTCTTGGCCCCTGGGGATCAGGTGACTGTAAAAGTCCTTCATAACAGTCCATATGTTGGTGATTTTGAAGGAAGAATTCAAGTCTTGGAAATCGCATAATCGATGGCTAGCCACAATCTTAGAGGTGTATATGACGAATCTAGAGCTTAAACGAATCAGGGTTGAATTGCTAAGGGTCGCCGTGGCTCGTAACGATCTTGAGCTGCGTATTGAAGAATACCAGGAAAACATCAAGCGTCTGGAAGATAACATCGCAATCCAAAAAGCCAAAGAAGAAGAGCTACAGGCAAAAATTGACGCCGAAACTCAGGCAGTTAAGGGGTAATCAATGAGTGATTTCAATTCAGCACTACCAATCAGAACAGAATTAACTGGCCAGGCGGTTTACGAAGACGCGATTATCAAGTTAGGTGACGCTACCAATCCCACCACGCAGCAGGCGTCGGTGGACACCTTCGGTAGCCAGTCCAGTATTATTAAAGACGCTGCGGGCTCTGCGGTTACTACACTGACCAATGGCGGTGTCCAGGCCCTTCAGGTCAACAGTCAGAGTGCTGGTCCGGTTTCCCCCGGCACCGCCGCAAATTTCTCTGACCTTATCGGTGGCCAGTTCAACACTGTTCTTCCGACTCTGACCACTGGACAACAGGCTGCTGTCCAGCTTGACAGCTCGGGACGCCTCCTGGTTCACGTCTCCAATTTGCCTGTCACCGTTGATACGAACTACGGGACTGTTGGCGCAAACACTATCCGAACCGCAGCTCAAATCGGCAATGCCACTGGCGCAGCCGACTTCAACTTCGGCGCTGCTAGTGCGCAGACCCTTCGTGCCGCTGCCCAGATCGGTAACGCTACTGGCGCAGCCGACTTCAGCTATGGCGCTATCGGCGCTCAAAGTTTGCGAGTCGCCTCCCAGATCGGTAACGCTACTGGCGCAGCCGACTTCAACAACGGCGCAACGGGCGCTCAGACGCTTCGAGTTGCCGCAAACCTTGCGGTTGGCGGAGCAAACGTTTCTGGCACGAACCCGGTCCCGGTTACGATCACGAGCGCATTGGTTGGTACCTCGGTCAACAACTACAATACCGTTGCGGCAGTAGCAGCTGGAGCAACCAGTAACCACACCTACACCATTACGGCTCTCAAGACTTTCAACGGCAAGAAAATTTGGGCTAGCGCATCTGGCGCACTCAAAATCGAAGTGCAAATTTCGGCTGATGGCGTGGCCTTTAGCACCTTATGGGTCGGATTCAATTCCACCGCCGCTCCGAACATCTCCATCGATCTCGATGAGCTTGTCTTCCTGGAAAGCGGCACAGGCTCTGCTATCAGGGTCATTCGCACGAACGAAGACAAAAAGGCCATGGACGTGTACTCTACCATCTCCGGTACAGAAGTCTAATAAAGGCTGTTCCCAAAATAAGGAATAAAATAAGGGGATATGTCAAAAGCATAGCCCCTTTATAATATAGGACGCACATGGGTGATCTAGGTTATATAGACAGAACAGCCGAAGTAAAGATCGCCGGACAGGACTCCACTGGCAACGGCGTGAATTATGTTTCCGCTGACGCCAACGGCAACATGCTCGTCAAGGACTACTCAGATGGTCCTGTCACGCCAGGCACGGTTGCCTCCGCCTCCGCGCTGATTGGCGGACAATTCAACACGGCTCTGCCGACTCTGACCAATGGTCAGCAGGCTTCTGTTCAGGTTGACTCAAACGGTCGCCTAATAATCGCTCCGACAACGCAGGGCGCTCTTGCAGAAGATCATAACTACGGTACCGTAGGCGCAACGACCCTGCGTACAGCCGCTCAGGTTGGTAATGCTACTGGGGCCGCAGACTTCAACAGTGGAGCAACGGGCGCTCAGACTCTCAGAGTTCATGCGAATCAAGGCGCAGCTGGAGCGACAGCATGGCTGACCACAGACGCCGCCGATGGTCCGGTTGCTCCTGGAGCGGTAGCAAGCAAGTCTATGTTGATTGGCGGTCAATTCAACACTGCACTTCCGACCCTTACAAACACACAGCAGTCTGCGTTTCAGTTAGATTCTTCCGGTCGTCTCATCATAGCTCCATTGGCCAACACGAGCGTCGTAAAGGCACAGCTTCAAGACAACGCTGGCAATGCCATCAATTCAAACAATAATCAGCTTCAGGTTAGAGATGTAATCAATACTTCTGGCCAAAACAGAGCGCAATCCGTGACGACCAGTGCCGCAGAAGCTCTAGGTGCTGCTACCATTTTGGTCAACAGAAAGTTCATCAGTTTGACTCCCACCAATGGAACGATCTATTGGGGGTTTGCAAATACGGTGACGACTTCTAGTGGCACTCCTATTTTCAAAAACCAAACCATGACGATCGCCGCCACGGACAATGTCCACATTTATGTGATCGCTGGTTCGACTACTGACTGTCGCATAGCAGAGGGCTCGTAATGGCTAGCAACGGACCATATATCTCTTCTACTCAGGTTGCTTCTTCTACTCCGTTCGATAATTCGACGAGCAAGGGGTATGTGGGCAGCGATGTTCAAACTGCACTTGAGGAGCTAAGAGATCACACCATCTACGACTCTAGAACCCAGGCTACATCCAACAATGGCACTCTGACTCTGACCGTTTCCGATCTTAATCTGCAATTCCTGACTGGCACTGGCACCAACTATACCGTGCAATTGCCTAGCGCGACGACATTGTCCTTGAGTGCGTACTATCAAATAATAAACACAAGCAACCAAGTCGTAAATGTCAACGATGGCTCCGGCACTTTGTTATTCAAACTTGGCCAAAATTCTATCGGCTTTATAACTCTTCAGCTCAACGTAACTGCTGCCGGTACGTGGATTTGGTGGCAGACAAGCTACAACGTAGCCTCTGGCGTCGTCAGCTATAACATCGTGTCCAGCACGAACTTCACAAGCTCTGCTAACGTAGACACTTTGATCACGGGCATGACCGTAACGCCACAGGCAGGCACGTATGCTATTTGGTACAACGCTCAAAATACGGCGACGGGATCTGGTCAACAATTGGACGTAACCCTTTACAAAGGGGCAAGCGCAATTACGGATTCTAAACGAACAAATCTATCCACTAGTGGCTCGCACATTTTCCAAAATAGCACCATGACCATTGCGCAGTTTGACGGGGCGACGGCGTGTCAGGTTGAGGTTAATCCGAACGGCAACAGCATAACGGTTGGACAGAGAAGTCTTCTTTTAATCAGGTTGGGTACATAATATGACCGAATACGATTACACCAAGACGCCTTGCGACGTGGCAAGATTACAACAAGAAATCCAAACCAGCAACATCACAACGGCCCTGGATCACATAGATCTTTTCGGGACGGCGTTAGCTATTTTTTTCTCCTCAGATCTTTCGGCAAATGATAAGATTACTTTAGATTTCATTGTCGCCAACCACAGCGGAAATGCTCTCTCGGTGGACTTCAATGAAGTCTTGGTCGTAGGAAACACGAGCACCAACAGCGGCAATTACGTCGTACTCAACGGAATGACATCGCCGCCCCTTTTGGCGGGTACGTATCTTATCACTTTTTCTGGTACATTCAGCAGCGATGCGCCGCTATTATCTCAGCCTGGGATTCTAATTTCGCTATTCAACGACGGCGTCCAAGTGACTGGTTCAGAAATCACACAGGATTCGAGTACCAGCGGATTCATGCCTTCCAATCCTTTTGGAATGAGTTTTAACATCAGCGTGGTCGTAGGAGCAAATAAGAAATTAGACGTTAGGTGGAAAACCAATGGAGCTGGCAACACCATCTCTTGCGCCAATCGCGTCATGGATATCTTGAAGGTGAAATAATGATTACTGAATACGTTTTTCAAAAACAGATGGACATCGTAAGCATCACTACTCTGATTGAGAACAGTGCTATCATCACGGCGCTAGATCACGTCGATGTTGTGGGTAGCGAAACCGACATTTGGTTCAAGGATGCTCTGTCTTCTGGCGATCAAACGTTGCTAAATAGCATAGTTGATAATTACGCTCCAATACCGCAACCAAATCACGTGGCTGAAGTCGTAACTCAGTTCGAGAAAAGAGATAAGACGATCAAACTTGCCAACATGTCGGGGCCAGTGGGCTTGGATGGCACCGTCGCTCTGATGCTTAAGATACCCGGCACGCCCAATCCAGCAGGCGATGTCACTCAGGACGGAAGATGGGTTTCTAGCGGCTTGGCGTTTTTTGACGTTGCCACTCCGGGAGACATCATCACCAGCGTTAGATTTGTAGATCACGACAACATGCTCGGACAAGGAGTGGACTTCGTCGTTGGCTCTTATACGGATGACGATCTAGCTTCAGGTAATCAAGGATGGTTTATCCCTCCTAACAAAGGCGAGATCAAGGCAGAAGCCATCGGCGGTTACGGATTTGCGCCAGCGGGCTATTACATTATGATCACAGCAAAGAAGGGCGGTGGAGTTACTACGGGCACATTTTACGTCAACCTCGAATGGGGCAAAAAGGAATCCTAATGGAATACGGACACGTTTGTTTCGCTTACTCAAAGAACGAATGGATCGCCAAGGCCATAGCTTGGTTCACCAACTCTCAATGGTCTCATACCTTCGTCACGATGCCTCCTGTGCTCGGCAAAGAGATGGCGCTAGAGGCCGCTCAAGGTGGCACTCAACCTGTCATGTTTGATCCGGCTTACAGGAATAACCCAAACCAAAAGTACGAAATGTATCGAGTCAAGGTGGATCAGGACACCATTGATCAAGCGATCTTGAAGTGCCTAGAAAGGCTTGAGATGCCATATGGCTACTTGGAGTATCCGTGGTTCATTTGGCGCAGCATCAATAGATGGTTCGGCAAAGACATCAAGGGCCAGGATAACTGGAGTCAGAAAGATGAAGTCTGCGCTGGACTCAGCGATTTCTACATCGAGGGTCTGTCTCTACAGATTCTCTTTCAGGGCTTTGGAAAGAATTCCATCACGGCACAAGACATCTACGAGATCGTCAAAGCCAATCCGCATCTGTTCGAGCTGATAGAAAAGAAAGACTAGTGGTAGGCCGCTCTGACCAAGTATCCAGCGGCGAACACGGTCAAGATACCCAGGCCATAGTAGAGCAGGTTGTTCTTGCTCTGAAGCTCGTCTATTTTCAACACGCGGTCCTCAAGCTTTTGGCTTCTGTCCATCCACAGCGTTGCTCGCGCATCTGATTTAGTAAGGGCCAAATCTTTCAGTTCGATCGCTTTTCCTAGATCTGCGATCTGTGCATCCTTAGTGGCGTTGTCTTGGATCAACTGTCCAACCTTGAGATGGCACTCTTCGGAGTAAACGAAGGTCTTGTTGGGTCCGGGCGTGATGCCTTTTGAGAAGTCACAATCTGCGAACGCGGCTTGGGACAACAGGCAAATTCCAACGATCAGGCTAACGACTTTTCTCATGCTTGATAAGCTCCTCTAGGGTCTTAAATCTGTGATGCAGGCTGTCGATCCTTCTCACCGCAGACGTAATACATAGTATTACGGCGATGGCTAAGATCAGACGCCTAACTCTTCTTGAACCAATCATCGGTCACCGGGGTCTGCTTGGCTGGCTCATCTTTCGCGTCCTGAACGGCTTTGTCGGCATCCGCCTTTGCCTGGTTCTCTTGGGTGGAAAGCTTCGCATCTTCCTTCTTGGCATCTTCCATGGTGCTTTTTGAGCTGCTGACCAAGATGTCGATCAGGATGTCCCTGAATTTGACAATGAGCACCAAAACACCAAAAACGATGAAAAATAGCTTGTGGTCGTTCCAAAGGCTCTTGGCATCCATCTTTAGCTTATCTTGAAAGCTAGGCGTAGCCGGAGCAACAGGGGGCGCGGGCGCTGGGGTCTGAGTTGGTATCTGTTCGTCTGCCATAAGGCTCCTGTTTGCCCGTGGCGGGGCTTTAAGACTATGAGTTGTCCGTTGGTACTAAATTGTCGTTGGGAACGCTGGGAACCGGAATTACGCTCGTAGGAATCCCTTTCTTGCCGATATATTCTTTGACGGTGGTGAGCAGGTGCTCTGCGCCGTTAGCCGCAACAAACGCCAGGAAGGTAGACTTCATGAGGTCCACGAACTGGCCGCCGTCTATCTGCGAGGTAATCCTGAAGATGACGCCTACTATAAATACGGCTAGCCAGGCGATGAACTTTCTTAGACCAAAAAGCAAATTGAAAAAATCTACGAGTTTTTGTTTCATGCGACCTCATACCCCTTATATCACGAGATTTTATTGCTTTTCTTTCTATTTTGTTCCAACCATAATGGCTGTAAATTCATATAAAGACAGGCTTTCCTAAAAGGCTCTGGTCCTTCTTCGTAAGCCACAGAAAGAGGGTATTTGTGATCTATTTCCCATTCTCCATAATTTTCCCAAGTCATTCCAGGCTGAAACAGGGATTCAATGTGCAACATAAACTGTTCTTTAGAACATCCTAATTTCTTGGAGTATTTAATCGGTTTTGATCCCATAAACTGGGCCACCCTCTGCCTGGTATTTAATATGGCCCTGAAACCAGGATCTTGAGCGCTCTTGGTTTTCACGTACCTATACCGGCCCTTATAGTAATCGGGGTCCGATTCACGTTTAGCCTTATTCTCAGCAAGCACTCGCGTTCTATTGGCTTCGTAATAAGTCTTGCTTCTGTTTAAATACTTGTCTTTATTGGTTATATACTTGTCTTTATTGGTTATATACTTGTCTTTATTGGTTATATACTCTTTTTTCTTGGATTCTTTTACTTTTTCTGGATTTTCTAGCCTATAATTAGCAACAGATTTCAACCTTACCTCTCTGTGTTTTTGATAATCGCGCCTATCTCTCTTCTTTTTACAGGGCTTGCAATAGAAGCCAAGCCCGTCGGCCATAGCGGAATTTTTTCCGAATAGTTCCTCTGACTTGTATTCTTCACAGTCTTTGCATTTTTTCATGTATTAAAGACTAGTATTATACGGATTTCGCAAAAATCCAATCGTATTTTTGCGGCAATCTTAAATAGAATCCAAGAGGAATACCGGACCATGACCGACTACACCAATCTGATGCCGCTAGCCGTAGCTATTACCACCGTCGGTACTGCGTGGCTTACGATCAAAAAAATCGCCCGCGATGCCGAAAAAACCAAGAAAGAACAGGCAGCTGAGATCATTCAGGAGGCTAAGGAAGCCGATGCCTCCATGCGCCTAAAGATGGAAGCCAAATACCACGATCTTGAGCTGAAGGTAAAGAACCTAGAGACCAGTGTTGAAAAGGACATCAGTCACCTGAAAGAGACCTACAACAACGAGATCAAGAACTTAGGTCAAAAGATCGAAGAACTTAGGTCAGAGCTACGCAACCAACATGGTCAGCTAGTTCAACTCCTGACTGAAATGGTCAGAGATAAGAGCTAACCTTCTTCACTCATCCCGTAGCAGCCCACGGCGTCCTCAAGCTTACGCAGGTCTTCGCCGCTCACGTAGACTTCCTCATCATGCTCTGTTGTTTTTACGATGACCTGATGGAGGCTCATTCCCTGCCGCTCCACGAGTCTTTCGTAGGACCAGAGGGATACGATGTTTGTCGGCTGATAGGTCACACGCCAGCTATCACCTTTCTCGGTTCCGTAGCTGATCACCGTTAAAATTAAGAGTCCTTGCATTTTTGCCTCATTATTTGCAGGCTTGCCCTCAAGACTTCCTTCTTGGGGTCTACCAGCGTTTCGGGTTCGAAGTGCCTGCACTCTTCACAGACCTTGCCGTAAGCAAGCGTGGTTACCTTCTCAGAAGCACACTTACCGCAAACCGATTTCACGACCTTAAGTATCATATCTCCTGGTCCTTCGGAGCACAGTTTCTGGCGATGTATTCATGTTTCCTGGCCAGGTACTTCCAGCCTTTGAAGTAAACAATACGACATCTCACGTCACAGAAGTCGGATCTGCGAGTGTCGTGCCGACCCTTGTGAGGGGTTTTCACCGTTTCCCAAGTGATGGTATCCGTTAGGAAATTGAAGTCGGTGTCCAAAATCTTACGACAACGATCACAAAGCACATGCCTAGCAGAAGCGCCGAACTTGACCATTACTATGTTTTCCTTATTTTTTCAGCACAAAGCCTAGACCTTCGGCTTCTTTTTTAGATAGAGAACCGGCGCGTTCTCCTTCTTGGGCGGTTCGCACGTAGTCGAGTTCGTGGTAGTAGACGAACCTACCCTGCGGCTTGACAACCCTGTAGACCGTGAGCGTGTCAGGATCTTGAAAAGTAGTACCGATGCCCAGATCGCGCATAACGCCATCCATTTCTGTTCTAACCTCATCGATCTTCTCCTTCAACTGCTCGTAGTACTTGGCCAACTCAAGAAACTTTGCTTGTTTTTCCATTGAAATCCCTATTGAAGGTGAACATAAAAGTCTTGTACATTCCGAAATGTACAGCGTTATGGGTCGGGTTCTTAACCAACTCCTCGGTGGCGATCTCAAAATCCTGCACCTTGAAGCCCAGCTTCCTGATAGCATACAGGGCTACCTTCTTGAGCGTGCCATGGAAGATAGGTCCATTGTTGGTATCGAGAATCCACTCATCCTTGGTGATCTCGTACAGATCGTAGCCAGCGCTGTTCAGAGCCTTGTCCATATGGTTCCTGACCTTCCAAATTGACTATACCACGCCTTTTTTAGGTGTCAAAATTTTTATTTCCTTTTCTATCATGAACTTATGACTTTTCTCAAATTTTTCTGATTTTTTATATGATACTACTCCGTAGGAGCATTACTTTTCAGGTCAAGACCAACAGCCGCTTGCGGCACTTTAAGTTAAGTCTACTAATAGAAACGAGCGAAATTTTCGAAAACCGATCTCTCCCTTTGGCTGACCAATCTGTCAGCTGTGATATAAGAAATTGAAACCGTTGGTTTTCAAGGGAATTCAAATGGCTAAAAAGGAAGTTGGAAGATCGGACATTATCATCGAGGGTAACACCGCAAGGTGGGACATCAAGCTCGATGGCGATATTAACGGCACCTACCTGGGTACGTTCCGTTTCAAGTGCTATCTCTTGCCTTCCGAGAAGCTGGCCGCAGGCAGGGAGTACCGAGAACTTCTCGGCGCAAATCCTACTATGGCCAATAAGCATGAGGATAACCTAGCGTTTTCCTTGGCTCAATTGAAGTATCGTATTCTTTCGGCTCCGCCGTTCTGGACCTCGACGCTTCAACAGACCGCTATTTCTGGTGACCTCCCTGACGAAAACGTGATCGACGCAGTTTTAAGAGCTGCCGTCGAGGCGGAATTGAAATACGCCGCGCAGGCGAAGAGCAAAAGGACCGACGCCATTGAGCGGGCTAAGAAGGCCGCAGAAAGATTGATTCGTGTAAGCGAAGAAGATCTTGAGGCTGACGAAAAAAATGGATCAACTGACTAGGATTTGTAGTAAATGCGGGAAAGAGAAGGAATCGAATAGCTTCGTAAAAAAGCGTGCGCAGTGTTTAGAATGCAGAAGGAAATATAACAATAACTTCTACTACGAGCACAAGGAACGCCAAAATCGCCTATCCTCAGAGCGGTATAAAAGGCTGAAAAAAGAAGATCCGAATTACGTCAGACGATGTTCTCTACAGAGCAGATTCAAGATCTCGATGGAACGCTATGACGCCCTTTTTGAGCAACAGCTAGGAAAGTGCAAAATATGTGGCACTCACCAGGAAAACTTGCCCGAGATTTTACACGTAGATCATTGCCATGTGACAGGGAAGGTCAGAGGTCTGCTTTGTAGATCTTGTAATTCCGGTATCGGTTTTTTAAAAGATGACGAGAAGATTGTTTCAAAAGCGTTGCTCTACCTTCGAGAAAGCCTATGAAGGCTCGAATCAAAAGGGTTTTGATAAATCCAGAAGCTTTTTTTCATATTATGCAAGACGATACCGCTTGGCGCGTAGCGAAAGGTATTCCTAAAGGCGCTCGCATGCGTGGTTTCACTCTCGATCCATACACGCAATGCCTCCACTTGTTCGTGGAACATGATTCATTTGAAGAGGTAGACTTGCACGCGGTTGCTCCTCAGCTAGAAACCATGTTCAAGAAGATCCAATGATTGAGTACTCAGAGATCCTTTCATGGGCTCATGCCCAGGCAATACTGAACACGCTTGAGTCAAGCGAGGTCGCAGTCCACCGTCAGATCTGCCGCGAGTACTCAAAGAAGTTTCACACGCCTTTGCATTTGGTTCTCCAGATGGACCCGCACGACGTGATCCTGGCCTATTACGAAGATCTGCTTGAGAACTTCGACAAGGACGAGCCCAAGCACATGGAGTACATCCTGGACACGATCTATACGCTCGAAGATCCGAACTATTCGACCGAGAAGGGTAACGAACTGCAAGAGTTCATCGACAAGGCTGAGCAAGAAGAAGAGGAACGAGTCGCAGCGGGCAGACCGATCCATAAGGCTATGAAGAAGCAGGTCACGCTAAAACATGATTCTGAGAAGCCTGATCCAGCGCTTCCAAAAAGACCCACCGGGGGCAGCATTAACCTGAGCTATCTATCGAAAGAAGAAGAGGACTAGAGACCCATGATGTTGTGCATCTGAGCCATCATCTGCTGAAGGTTAGCCATGTGCTGAAGGTTAGCCATGTGCTGAAGGTTAGCCATGTCCTGGAAGGCACGAAAGGTCATACCAGGAAGAATCAGACCGGCCTCCTCGACCTTTACGTACATATTCTTTAGCTCTGCCATGATGGCGTTGTCGTCCATGTTTGGGTAGCCAAACGTAGTCAGGTGATCAACCATCACTTTCCTGATCTTCTCTTTGTGCTCAGCGAGTTCTTCCTTGGTCATGTGAATGGCCACTTTCCACGCTTTTCGGGCGTATAGGTATAGGTTTCGATGATCTCTTCCAGAGTCAGATTCGTTTCTTTAGGTCCGGCTCTGTTACCTTTCAAGAAGTCCCGTGCAGACTTGTAGGCGAGCATGGATGAAGTTCCGGTCTCTTCTACTCTCTGAAGTCGCTTGGAAACTTTCGTCTCCATGAGTTCGAGCATGAGTTCTTTCTCGCGCCCCTCGGCGTTCTCTAGAGCCTTGTAGCCTAGAGCGTGCTCCTCTATTCGCTTTACGTGCTCTACGACTTCTGCTTTGGTCATGACGCCTGAGAGCGGAGCATCGCACACGCCCGACCAATCCAGATACTTGTCTTCGGCTAGCTTAACGATTACGCCCATTACGCAGTCTCCAGTGGTGGGTCAGAGGGTTTTGGTGGAACTTCAAAGCTCACATATTCTTTTGGTTTACCCCAGAATTCTGCCAATGCAAGTCTGCCACAGCGACTCTCGAACTGTGCGCCGCTCTCGTTAGCGCCCTCTCTGACGGTCTTTTCGATCAGATGAGGGCAGTCCGACAAGATTCTCTTAGCAACATGATAGCGGCCTTCTTCGGTCATTTCCCCGAAGTAAACGCAGCGGTCCAGGCGTCCTGGGCGCGTGCTATTGCCATTCTCGTCTGCAATGCCAAGCGCCGGATCAATTCTGTCAGGATGATTTGCTGTAACCATGACGAGGATTCCGTCAGCAGGCTCGACACCAGAAATGCAATTGAGTAGACAGTCTAGCGTGAGCGGCTGTCCCTTCTCAGACTGCTTGATGTTCTTGTCCTTGTCGAACAGGCGATCAATGTCCTCGAACAGAACTATGCACGGTGAGGTGCTCCTGCTTTCGGACCAGAATCGCGTAAGCTCTTCGTTGCTCATAGTGGTCAGATCGTAGACGTGAACAGGCATATCTAGATCCTGGGCAATGGCGCGAACAAAGCTAGTCTTGCCTGTGCCTGGAGGTCCGAATAGGCCAGCGCCCATGCGCCAGTTGAGCCCCTTGGATTTGTGCCAGTCGTGAGAGTTTTTCCATCTCTCTACTTCGGTGATGAACTCCCGAATGTGTTTTGGATAATGGAGATTTTGAAAAGGCGAAGCTGAGGTAGGGGCTCCTAAATCTTCCCTCTTCCACTTGAGGGGAACGGAAGACTGGGTGATATGGCTTTGTGTGGCTGCCTCCCCAGAAGGGGATTTGCTGTCGTCTCCCATTTTGGTCTTACCGTTTCTACCAAACATCTTTCTTACGTGGTATCTCTTAGAGCCTTTTACCAGACTCGTATCCTTGTCAAACTTATCCATAGCCTGAACCAGGATGGTTTCTATGTCCAGAGTTCCACGGATAAAAGAGATGGTTAGGCTACCAGTCAAATCTCCGCTTTTATTGGAAATGCCAGAAACGAATATGGGCCAAAGTCCATTGAAGAAGGTAAGAGCTTTACTAGGGTTTTCGAATCCTATTGCACTCCACCGATCTAAGGGTCTAACAAATACTGAGTCGCCGCAAAATTTTCTTGGTCCGAATGGCGTTCTCCTAAAGTTCTCTCGTAGATGGACGATCATGGCCGAGGTCATCATTACGCCGTCGATCTCAGCCTGGACCACCACGAAAGAACTCAACCGAAGAAACAATCCTCGGATATAGTTCCAGAAAATGCCAATTGAACCTATGGCGGCGGTGATCCAGGCGTATTGAACAGGAAGCATCATTGGCCTCTCACGTAAGTTCCCGTAGTGACAAGGCAGTAGCTATGATGCTCGCTGCTTCGCGCAGCCCAAAATAAATTGCCAATGCTATTAACCAGTTTTCCATAAATTCACTCCTGAGTTTTCACTGCCATGCTATTTTGATATTCCGATACCCGCTTGACATGGTCAAGAAATTCTTTTTGGGTTCTGGTTCCCTTGGAAAAGTTGCACTCAGGACAACATGGCACGGCATTTGTTGTCGTGTAGCCTACGTCGTTATCTTTTCTGTCTATCCCGTTTACTTTGATCAGGGAATTTCCTATTGCTTTGGAATACTTGAACTTCACAGATCCGTCTTTTCTGACGTAAGGACTCCAGTCACGAGGTGGTGCGCCACACCAGTGGCATGATTTAGAGGCTATCTTCTTGAATTTTTTGAGTGTGAGATGCCAAGAGTGTTCCCTCTCGACGGCCTTTTTCTTTCTATCGGCATAGAGAACGTTCCAGGAAGCTTCTCCTTTTTTGCCGGACATTAGCCTGCCGAAATTTTCTCTTTTAAAACACCCACATGAAGTAGATATTTGTTTATTAAGGGAAATTCCTCTTACTAATCTTCTAGTTCCGCAATCACAGACGCACCAATATACAACTCCCTGCGTCTTGACAACGCCGAATCTATTCTGAACGGTCCATCGACCGAACTTATCATTTGGCTGTATTTCCTTATATTTAAGTCTCTTCATACACTTGTTACTTTCTCCTAATAGAAAGATTGTCTCTTATGTATCGTCCGCGATGCCGTCGATTATCCGATCAGAAGGCTCGGAATACCACGCATCCTCTGCGGCAGCCACAGCGTAGTCTGTTACCACAGCATCGCTCGCAGGCCGATCGAATTGCACTACTCCCTGCTCAAGTAGATTAAGGAGTTCTTCTTTGGCCACCTTCACTGCTTCGTCTTTCTGGGTCACGGTCAATTCGTTAAAGCGCTTCATACGGTCTCCTTAGGGTACAGCTTGTCGATCACAGTCTGCATTTGCTTTCTGCCTACAGGGTTACTGGTTACTAGCACGATCTTTCCTGGTTTCAGGTGGGGAAATTCCTCGATAAGACTCATGATTGCGTAGCCAGTATGGGCCGGGTCTGGATCTCCAAGGTCATGATCCAAATAAAGAATGTCCCATCCATCCCTACTGTGAGCAAGCAAAAAATCAATCCCCGCTTGGAAGTCTCGTGCTACCGCAAAACTGTCGGTAGGGGCCAGTGCGGGTAGTTGCTTACCAAACTCTCTGATGTCGTCGATGAGTAGAACCTTCATGCAACCTTCCTGCGCTTAGGACTCATGAATAAGTGAGATGCGGCCCAGCCCACGGTCCCGTCGTCGTGCGTAATCTGGTAAGAGTACGTGATCCTTCCATCGGGCCACCTATCCCTGCGCTTTGTCATGATTATATACAGCTTGCCACCCGTCGTGATGCCCGGTTCGTCGCCAGCTATAAAAACCATTCTAAGTTGTTTCACAGGCTTCATGCGATGTCTCGTTTTCCATCAGCCACTTTGACAGACTCCACTCCGATACACAGGGAGAGATAGGCGATCCAGATAGACCTTGGCAGGAAGGGACTGTCGTCTGGACCTAAAATCCAGTTTTGAAGCCACTGTTCTTCTGTGGTGTTTTGAACATCCCGGAGGGCGTCCACGTGAACACGCAGCTTATAACCTTCCTTGGTGCGTCTTTCTATTAGACC